ATGAAGATTACAGATGCCTTTCTGAGAAACACTAGCGGCAAGCCATATAAGGGCGCTCCGCAAATTGCATACGGCAATGGTTTGTCGATACGCATTAGCCCGAAAGGGAAGATCACGTGGACTCTCCGTTTTAACTATGACTCTGCGCCAGCAAAGATGAAGCTCGGCGAATATCCAGCAATGAAGATAAAAGAGGCACTGGTAAAAAGGGACGAGATGAAAGCTTTGATCTCGAAAGGTATCGATCCTAGAAGTGCTCACATTAAGCTAGGTAGCAATTCCCCTACGACCATTAGCGCGCTTATTGAGTACTACATTGAAAAGTCCTTGATGAACTCTAATAGGCAGTGGCAGACGATACAGAACAACCTTGAGGCGTCAGTAAAGCCGCACATTGGCGATTACCAATCTGATGATGTTGAACTTGCAGACTATGTTCGTATGTTTGATCTGGAAAGAGAACGGGCAGGAGCAAAACACGCCACTAGATTGCTATATAGAATGAAGACGATCTTAAACTTCGGGATTCGTCATGGTTTCCTAAAGCAAAACCAATTGAATCATTTGAAAGGTAGTGATGTTGGAGAAATTAGTAAGCCATTAAAGAGAAAGCTTACTGATGTAGAAATAGGGGCCATGTGGGTCTGCTTAGATACGCTACGTCACCACGACACAATGAAGAACTTGTTGCGTTTAACTATGATTTTTGGCTCAAGGATTAGTGAGCTCAGATTGTCGAAAAAGGAAGATTTTGATTTTGAGAGAATGGTTTGGACTGTTCCGGTAGCCAATAACAAAATGGGTAGTAAATTGGATTCTAAAATTGTTAGACCAATTCCCCAAATGGCTATGGAAATTATTGAAGAGCAGATAGCTATCGCGCCTGACTTTGAATACATGTTTCCAAGATACAAAGTGCCAGTTGATTTACCACTAGACCAAAAAACTCCATATCGACCATCGTTGGCGTTGGCTGAGTCTATGGAAAGTCTTGGTTACACGGTAACGCGAAATCATGATATGAGGCGTACAGCGAGGAATGCTTGGGAGAAATTGCAATTCCCTCCGTTCGTCAGTGAAACGATGCTTGGCCATAAAGTACATACAGGCGTTAGAGCGCACTATATCGATTATGACTATCTAGACGAACAAAGAGAATGTTATGAGGTGTGGTGTGGGTATATAAAAGATCAGGTTTCGTTATTTCTAAAAGAGAGTCGGAAGGTGGTGCCACTGAGGGCGGTGTCATGAGTTGTTTGCTTAGAGTCTGATCTTGAATGTATTATGAGCTCAATTACTTATATTTATGGCGCTGATAATGCAGGAATTTATCAAAGACTACATATTGCAAATCGTTGTTTTTTTAATGGTATGCCTTATTGCTTATATGCTTATTGCAAACCCGTTAGGGTTTAGCGATATTGAAATACGAGAGTTTGCATTGAAAGCAATGCTCTATTCGATTACCGCAATTGTCGCAGTGCTTGGATACTGGTGGACTCAAATAAAGCAAGATGAAAGGCATAATGATAACTTGTTTGAGGAACGCTGGAATAAAACACTGGATATAAAAAAAGATGCTCTTGTCGAGATGTGCCAGATCAGAGCTAATATCGAAAGGATTCTAGCTAATAATATCCGGTACTATATTTTCAAGTTTATTGAAGATCATGATTATCGTAATGATGTAGCGATGGAGCTCCGACAGCATTGTGACAAGATTCTGGATATGGCCGAGATGTTTTTATCTGATAATGAGAATGAGGAAGTTAGCACTAAAGCATTAGATATAAACTTCAAGCTCTTAGATATGGAAGATTGTTTATCACGATGGCTTCCGATTCCTAATGATGATATTGAAGCCGAGGCAGCTATCGCAGATTTGGCAGCAGCGCACTTAAAAGCAATCATTGCAGTAGTTTATGAGTTAAGGTGGGAAATTCAATGTGAGGCTCATGGCTTAGTTATTCAGAGGTACGATATAAATCGTGATGATGATGAGCAGTTTGATGGTTATTTATCAAAGGAAGAATATATAGGTTGGAAGAAGCGTGCTGAAAAGGAAAGGAAGATGATTGTTGCGGAGGTTTCAGGAAGGAGATAAGCACAATCGAGCGCGTTACAGTCTGCGATCTGGCTTGTTTTATTTTGCCAGATCGCAATTGAACGATCGTAATCCACAGCTTTATAAACCTTGATTTTTACACCATTCATTAAACTGCTTGCGTGAGTAGTTCCCTCGGTACTTCTTTTCTGGAAAATCCTCAGTTCTTGCAATAAACGCATCTAGCGTTGTCGGCTTCATTCCCAAAATTGTTCCAATAGCTTTACGTGAGATAAATAGCGGCTCGACTGTATTGTTAGTTGTTTGCATGTTTGATCCTTAATGATTGAGTAAATTGGTTAATGAAGATTGAAATTGGTTGATTGTGCTTTCTGCTTTTCGTGCGCGAGAGCTGGCTTCATGCTCAAGCTTTTTATAGCGTTGTAGTTCTGCAGTTACCTTTTGGTGATCGCGTACTATGTCGAACATCGCTTTTGTCGCTGTGTTTTGTCTGGTTACGTCTTTTGCGTAATCAACTAGCTTTTGTTCTTCGTCTGTTGGTCTTAGCGTGATAGCCATCAAATAACTCCATTATTGTGTCATGGCAAAGTAAATTGGTTTTACGAGGCCTTTTAGTCGTTCTTACTTCTGATTTAATTCCCGAAGGAATAATCAGAGGGCTATAAGCAATGAGTAAGAAAACTAATGAGGCATCAGTAAATGAGTACAAGTCGGCTTTGCGTCACCTACTTGATAAAAAGAAAATCGATAATAAGCTGTATTTCAATATATTGACGTTCCACTACAGTGCAGCTAATCAGGCGATAACAATGGCTGAACTTGCCGCTCACTTGGGTTATGGTGATTATTCGCCAGCAAATTTTCGTTATGGTTTTATAGGCAGAGTGTTCGCATCACATTTGGATCGATACATGCCAGCTGATAAGCGCGGGAATTGTCGTTATTTTTCGTTAGTTGCTAGAACTGAGGTTGAAGACAGTCAGGAAAAGAAGACAGGTAAAGAGTTTGTTTTCTATTTGCACAAGAACTTATCTACAGCACTTGAAGAGCTGGGGTTAGTTCAACAGAAACTTACCGTTTGATAGCATTTAAAGTTGCCGCCGGTTTCTCGAGGACGAGCGAATGATTGCATTCGCTCACTTCTGCAGTTCCCAGGATAAGAGCTTTTGCTATCAATCAAGCTTCTTTGTTGTGATGGAGCCATGATAAGCATGTGAGGTTTTAATCATCGTGTTTGAGCAATGTACGCATTCATTCAAACCTTCCCAATCGACTTGTGAGTGGTTTGATTGAGTTTCGTTAATGCCAAAGCAATAAGGACAATTAAACTCGACTATGCGCTTACCATCGGCTTTAAGCTGAGTGTAAAAGGCTTTTGAATGTTTAGCGGCTTGCGTTGGTTCAGGCTTGTGCATTTCTTTTATTTCAATATCCATAAGTTTATCTTGGAGGTCTGAGGAAGAGCAGCCGCCTTCCCATTTCAAATCACAAGCGTCACATCCCACTGTATTGCATGTTCCTTGGATTATGTTTTTAAGGCGTAACTGTAAGTCGTTGTAATGATCGTTTGATTCTAGGTTCATGCTTTAAACCTTTCCTTTAATTGATACTCGGCTATACCGTTTTCTAACGAAGGCGAAATGATCGCTTATGCCGTGAGTTCCTTTCATGAACAAGATAAGTTCAGGCTTTCCCGTTGTTGGGTGGTAAAGGTGTTTCCAAAACCCTCCAGTAACATCGGCAATCATTTGTTTTGATCTCTTGTTATTCATCGAATTCAGTTCGCTTTAAAAAGGTACGTGAAGTTCTTTGCAATGAGGGCAAATGAACTCATGTTTAACTAGGTCGTATGGTTCTTTGCACTTTTCGCAATCTTGCGAAGATGAGTGCTGGCCACATACCGTTGAAAACTCCCACACAGCCTGTTTAAGTTGGTCTGGGATAATCCAATTGTTGAACTGGTCGATCTTGATGATGTGCGTTATGTGGAGCGTTTCAGTGTGGCTAATAAAGTAGGGCTGTTCTTTGTTCTTGTTTGGAGTGCAAACGTAACCGTTGTTCTTGAGATAGAAGATAAAGGCACCGCATAGGCGGCGGTCTATTTTGATTTGGCTTAGTTTCATCGTTATCACCTTAAAGCTTGGGAATAGCGGCAGGGTGCTAAAATTTCTGAAACTACGTAATTTAGAATTAAGTAGTACGAAACCCTGCCGCTATAATCTGGCGCGTAATTACTTACGCAATTGAACTTGTTCAGCGCCTTCGATGTACCAAGCAAAATCTAAACTTTCGCCCTCTGGTAACGTCTTTAGGTGCTCTTTAATTGCTGCTTCGTCTATTGAGTAGCTAACGTTTCTGACTAAGAAATCATTCGGTACTTTGTCTTTTTCGATGTGAAGTTTGTCGGGGTTCTTTTTAATAAAGAAAGTCCCGTATGATCCTTTCTGTTTGTCTATCTTGAGCATTTTGAAAAGGTTCAGTAGTGGCCAAGTCATGCGCTTACGCTCGGAATCCAACGTTTTACTTCGGTCTGCATAAGGCTTGGCTTGCTCTTTTAAGATGTCAGACGATGCTTTGGCTTGCTTTGCCTTGTTTTCCAAATCATCCATAACAAAGCGATAAGCTGTTAGCTTTTCATCAATGCCGTAATCCATACCCTCAAGAGTGGCGGCAATGGTTTCATCATCAAAACCGTTATCTTCGGCTTGTTTTAAGAAGCTCTGAATTTCCTCAACAATGTGATTCATAGAGCGAGGCTCTTTGGTTTCTTGAACTGCTTCGGCCATTATGCTTTCTCCTTATGAGCTTGAAGATCTTGTGTGAATGTATGGATCGCTTCTTGAGCTTGTTGTTTAACTCGCTCGATACATTTCTCTTGTTTCTCGCGGCTTTCATTGTCTGATTTAGGCATCGCGTCTAGAGCGGCGATAGCGAGTTTTTCAAGACGTTTGATTTCAGCAAGTGATGGGGCGTTAGCGAACTTATCGGTGTAGCTCTTAGCTTTGGTTAGCGCGGCTTCTGATGCTTGCCCGTCAAACTCCAATGCTTGAACTTTCTTCTTGGCTAGGTTCATTTGCTCGGCTTTGTTCATTACACCGGAATCGTCATAAGTGCCGAGGTAAATATCAGCGCAGAGACCAGTCATTGACATAGCTTTACCGAGAGCATCTGAGAGCGATTTTTTCTCTACTTCATCATCATGAATAAACTTGCCATATTGAGACATGTAGAGTTTGCGCGTGTCGCCGTATTGAGTGAACTCGATACGCTTATCATCGTGCATGTACCAGAAGATGATTTCGCACTTATGAACTTGTTCATGGTGTTCAGTGATTGCACCATTCATGATGATTGGCGCGCCTTTCACCGTCCATTCACGTTTTACTTCATAACCCCACCCAACTCCGATTGGCCCCCAAATTGCAGTGGCTCTCATGATTCGATATTGAGTTTTGATTGAGAGTCGCCCGTTATGATCTTGCTTGGTAAATGCTAAATCCGTTTCAAAGCCTTGCATGAATAACGCTAGGTTAGGGTTGGTTAGATAACTATCCGGTAAGTCAGCAATGGTTTTGACCTCTGGGATTGGGTCGTTCGCTGGCTCTTGTTCTGTGATTTGTTCGGGAACCTCAATAGGTTCGTTCGTTTCTTCTGGTTTCGTCTCTACAGCCTTTTGAGAGTTGATTGTTTCGTTTATCAAGTCTCGCGTTGTCTTGGCATCCATTAAGGTAGCCATTACATCTTCAACGTTTCTGATTTGATCCATAAACCCTGATGCAATTTCAGTGTAAAACTTACCGACTTTTAACTTATACCCAGTTGCCCAAAATATCGCTTGGATGTTTCCTGCAATCGTCACATATTGTTTTTCGGTTGTTTCGGCATCATTCCCGCCAATAGATAAAAGCTGGTGGGTGAATAGTTGCCATTCGTTTTCTTTGTCGAACAATGGCGCGGCTTGCTTCGGTTTCTCTACCTTGTCGTAGGTAGGTTGCTCAGGGTGTTTGGTGTGGTTCTGAATCAAATTAACCGAAGTCGTGGAGTGCCATAATATTGCAGGGTTCTTGAGAGTTAATACCGCTTCGCTTAAAGCCTTAACATCGGTTTCGTCTGTGATGTTAGTGCATAGAGCTGTGTGTACTTGCTCCGGTGTTGCGGGGCTTTTCTCACCTTCCATTCGCTTGGTTATCGCTTCTAACAGCTCTGGGTGCTCTACGCTTTGCGAGGTGGCGACTGTAGAATCGATATTGAATTCTTCGGCGTAATCATCGAATGATTTACCTTTATTCGTTTTAGACCAATCTTGAAAGCTTGGCGTTTCTTCGGGCTCTTCGCTTTTAGGTTCTGGAACGTTTTGAACCTTAACCATGTTCTCATTAAAGGTTGAGCGAAGGGTTCTAATGTTTAGGAATGTTTTCTTAGCGTCCGTTCCTGAGTCCCAATCGATGCGAGTCATTGCCTCTAAGGTGTAGAACTGATTGAATCCAGCATGTTTCTTGGCTAGTTCTTTCAGTACTTCATGAACCTTATCGCCAGCTTCTTGATATTGTTCTTCGGTAAGGTCTAGGTGAGAATCATCAATAGTGGCCAAGCAATCGTAGACAAATCGCTGAGTGGCATCTTTAGGAATGTAATGATCAACTAGATTTGGTTTGAATACCTTTCCAACCTCTTTGATCTTATCCATTGTCTCTTGTGAAACTAACGGCTCTTTTGGTTCGGTTTTATTGATAACAATCGCGTGAGAGATACCGTTATCAAACGTTTCTGCAATGTTCCCCTTAAAGAAATCCTTAGCCGCGGTTACTTCATCAACTTTAAACAACCAGTTTCCAGCGTGACCCATTGCCAGGTTGATCGCGTTTTCTTTTGTAGATTTCGTATCCTTTAGGAACGTTCTGATATTGCCTAGGTCATTGTCAGGGTTTGCGGAATCAGTAAAGGCAAATGAAGCAATCCATTGATCACCTTGAGGCATTACAGCCAATTCAATCCGTTTCGTTTTACCGATATTGAAGGAAGAAACATCAATGTCTGTCTGGTGGGGCAGCGTGGCAGATGATTGGTTATCAATTTGTTCCTCAATATCCATTTGGTCTTCGGTCGCAACCTCTAATTGGCTGAGAATGTCTTTACCAAAGTCATAATCTAGAACCTTCTTAGCGAACGTTTGATCGTTACCTTCTGAATGCTGCGATTGGAACTCGGCAATATTAAAAACGATGTTGGTTGAATCTAAGATTGCTTCTTCAATCGATTCATACTCACCTTGTGCATGGCTAGTTGGTTTGGCTAGGCTGCTTGATTGAGTTACGTATCGATAACCGAAAACCCACATTTCAGGAGCAGTTTGTAAAACGAGAATTTCTGCGATGTTTTCTTCTTGAGTGATAGTGGCTCTTAGCAATCCCTCACTATCTTTGTCGTAAAAGCCTGAGCTGTTAAGTTGAGGCCAATTTTTGCTTGGTTCTTTTTGCTCATCTTCCAATTCGCTTTCTATCTGGTCAGCTTCGTTATCTAGAAGGAGCTCGTTGTATTCTTCCTCGGTGATGCGAGAAATGTGGGGTACTTGGAAGAACTCAATTGTTCCTTGTTCGTCCTTGTCTGCTAGCGTTTCCCAAGCGACTTTTTTTGCATCTGCTTGAGTGTTTGCAGTGAGAGGGAAAGCGATAGTCACTTCACCTTCGCGGTGTTTGGTTTTCTTAGATTTACATGTGATTAGAAAGAATTTGTTAGCCATTGCTAAAGCTCCATTAATTTAAACTGAGTGATTACCTTGAAATCTGATCGATGCTGCTAATTCAAATTGAAGGTTTGAAAGGTGGTGTTTTGAGTGGCGAGGGCAGAACCCTATGATTTCTCCGTGGTGATAAACGATGTCTATCCAGCCAGCTACAAGGGGTACGTATTTCATGGCGCGTCCTGATTTCAAGGAATCATTAAATAGAGTGCTATAGGTAATGGGTCGGCTTGTGGGTAGCCTTGATTGGAGATTGGATAACACTCTTTAATGACCCCTTGGAGGGGGCTATAGCGCTGCCGTTAGATGGTGCTTTTGAGCAGTTAGGATCGCTAATTGATAATTGGAAACGGCAACAGCATTTGTGTTTTCGTTTTGCTCGATAACATCGATGCTTGCCTGTATTTCGTTGAGCTTTTGATTGATTAAAAACTTATGCGGATAAGCCAGAATTACATCAACTGACAAGAACTTAGAATCGATTTCGAAGTCTTCAAATTTTGGTAGCTTGTAAAGCTTGCGGTCGGGCTTACCTACAATCGGCTCAATCTCAACGATCAAGTTCATTTTGTTTAAGTCGCGGTAGATTTGCTGGTGGCTGTAACGAATGCCTTTAGCGGCGATTCGCTTTAAAAGCTCGTAACCATGAAGAGGTCGGTTTGATTCGTTTAGTTCGAAGAACAGAATAGATTTAAGTTGGTTGTTAATTTCCATTGGTTGGAATCTCATGTGATGACAATTCACAAAGTCACTATGGAAATGACCTTATGAATTGCCTCACTACCACTTAGACACTAACGAGGCGTTAGCTCGATCACCAACCATGAGAGGTGATTGTGGGTTTACTTACGTTATTACTCTTAAAGACCATTTCCTTGAGAGCTTGCCGCCACGAAAGCAGGGCGGATAAATTTAACTTATGGACATTCGATTTGTTAAAGAGCGTGTTTCGATGTGGCTCAATATATTCTTTAGAGAATGTCATTGCAATACCATTAGTTAAATTAAAATTCCCATAAGCATGTTTACAGGCGTAAAAAAAGCCTCTGGGTAGAGGCTATGTAAGGCTTTATGCGATTTTTATTTTTCTAAAATTATTTTCATGGCTTCATCGAGAGCTGCTTTTTCCACTCTTTTTATTTCCTCATCATTTAGACCTAGTTTCCTTACCGTGTCTTCTAGTCTAGTTAACTGAGTCATATTCTCGATGCTGCTTTCGGGTTTCCCTTTTCCTGTGTCAAGCCAGTGTACGCTTACGTTTAGCGCTTTGGCGATAGCTACAATCTTTGATGTGCTCTTGTATACGCCACTCTCTAGCTTATTGATTGTGGCCTGAGTCATGCCTGATTTCTCGGCTAGTTCTTTCTGCGAAATTTTCTGGCCGTTCTGAGTTCTCGCCCATTTCAACCTGTCAGCCAAAGTTTGTAATTCGTTCACGGTAACTTATTCCAGTAGGAAACATGCCGAGAGTTTACATGGTTTTAAAATAAGTTGAAATTCCTTTTAGAAAAAAAGCATTATAGCTTTAAGAATAATACGGAGGCTTAAAAGAATGTTTTCAGAGCAATTAACAAAGCTGCTTCAAACCAAATCAAGAAAAGAAATCATTGAAGCTGTTGGCTGTGCACAAGGAACGCTGAGTAAATGGGAGAACGGTAAACTTGTACCGGGTGTTAAGTACATTATTCCCTTGGCTAATCTTTTTTCAATTACACCGTCAGAGCTCCTAGAGCAGCTATCGGCCGAGGAAGGTTGAATTGAAGCTAGGGCAGGTTAACGAATCTGATTACCCGCTAACTCAAAAGGTGCGAATTACCGCGCCTATTGAGGTGGAGGTTCGAGGGAACAATCAAGTGCTAAAGCTTTTCGTAAATGGAAAGGAAGTTGAAGTGTTCCGAGGTATGTCAGTTCATTTACTGAACGCACAAAAAGAATATGAAAAAGCCGCCTTTTGATTTGCAGATCAAGGCGGCTCAAATTTCATTGCTCAATAGCAGGAAGCGTAATGAACACAAAGAATTATATTCATGGCAACTTAAATCTACAAGGCATTAATTATGACTGATGTACTTGATTTGCTTTACGGCACTAGGCCGTTAGTCATAAACCCAGACTTAGCGGCCAAAATTGGTCTTAACGAAGCTTTGGTTTTGCAGCAAGTAAAATACTGGCAAGAGCGCGCTCAATACGAGTTTGAGGGAAAGCTTTGGTTTTACAAGAAAATCGAAGAGTGGCAAGGCGAGTTTAAGTTCTGGTCAGCGAGTACGATCAAGAGAACTTTGTCAGCTTTGGACAAAGCGGGGCTGATAGAAACAAGGCGTGATCTCCATGGGAAATTGTTCGGACAACACAGCAATCGAACCACTTGGTATTCGCTAAAACGCCAAGAGGTCAAATTGACCTCTTCTACAAGAGGTCAAATTGAGCCCTTATATCAAGAGGTCAACTTGACCCCTTCTTCTGATCAGAGATTACTTACAGAGATTACAACAGAGACTACTTCCCCTATATCCCCAAAAGGGGACGAAGAAATTGTGATCACTTATTTGAATGAGTCCAAAGAAAAACTAGCTAGTGAACTTGGTCAACCAAAGCCAAGGGGAGCTAGAGCAATAAAAACGAATATCAGAAAGATCTCAGCTCGACTTAAAGACGGGTTCACAGTTACCGATTGCAAATTGGTGATCGATTATTTGCATGAGCGTTGGGGGCATGACAAATCACTGGTTGAGTATTTTGTTCTCGGGTCGGTATTCGTCCCTTCAAAGTTTGAAGACAAGGTTATCAAAGCTCAAGCATGGGGGGATTCTGGTCGCCCTACCTATCGACACGGCGCGTGGTCGTCAAATTCAAGCGTTGATTCAAGTGTAGAGACTGAGCGTGGTCAGAGAGCATTACAGGGATTATTGAATAGCGCTAGAACGCTTGAGGATATGTCATGAGTGTATTTCAACGTTTACAAGAACGGTACTTGAGCGAAGGCGGCAAGCGTCCTACATCGGAAGATCTCGTTAAACAGATTGAAGAACGAACCAAGGAAGCAGAACAGGAAACAAGTGCGCGCATCTTTCGTGAGAATCAAATGCAAAAGATTAAAAATGCGACTGGTCGTAGTGGCATTGGTGAGCGCCACCGTCACTGTACCTTCGATAATTACGAGATCAGTTCAGAGTTACAAAGTCAGGTTTGGCAGCAAGCAAGGCTTTACTCTCACGCCACAAGTGAACGAGCAGGGTTCATTTTTCACGGATCACCTGGTACTGGCAAAAACCATCTAGCGGCAGCAATAGCCAAAAAGTTCATTCTCGACAACAAATCAGCGTTGATCATTACGATTTCTGAATTGATAGAAACGATAAACGATACGTACAACAAGCGCGATTTATCAGAGCGAGATTTGATTCAGAGATTTAGCCAAGTTGGGTTGTTAGTGCTAGATGAGGTCGGGCGAAACGCAGGAGTTAGGCAAGAGCGAGTAGAGCGCGAACGTTCGATTATTGACGAGATTGTTGATCGTAGATCCAAGCTCATGAAGCCTACGGGGTTTCTTACGAATCTATCATTGTCAGCATTTCAAAATCACGTTGGTTATCGAGTGGTAGACAGAATCTCAGAAGATCGTCCGATCATCTGCGAGTTCAACTGGACAAGTCATAGGTCAAAACTATGAGCATACGAAGCCGTGAAAAATCAAGTGAGCTTGTTGGTGTGATCTCTGAGGGTGGGTTCATCCAATACGCGACAAGCGCAGAGCATGACAGAGCCAAAAAGCTGAACGGTCGAGTGGTGTTCATTAAGCCTAAAAATGGCAATCGAAGCTTAAAGTTTCATCGTAAATTTTTCGCTTTGATTAACTTGGGCTTTGGGTACTGGTCGCCGACTTACAAGACAGTAAGCGATCCAGAGGAAAAACTAGCGCATGACGTTGCAAAGCTATTTTGTGAGCTTGCGGGTAATCCTGAGCTCTATAACGAGCAAGGGAAAGAGATTGCTCAGTTGGCCATACAAAACCTTGCTTTAAAGCGAACGGGCTATCTAGACCCAGAAGCATACAAGAGTGAGGAAACATACAGGCGCATGGTGATGATCGAAGCTGGATTTTATGAGCTCGAATACTTGCCAAATGGTGGAGCTATCAAAGTGCCTTGGTCGATAGCATTCGACAATATGGAACCTGAACAATTCGAAAAAATTTACAAAGGGTGTTCTGGCGTGATCTGGAACAAATCCTTATTTCAAATATTTGAAGACAAAGAGCAAATGGACAGGGCTGTAAATCAACTTATGGGGTTCATCTAATGGCTGTGAAAAGCAACAAAATCAAGAGTAATAAGATCAGGAATTCCGCAAGAGGCAAGGATTGCACGCTGCGCCTGATTGGTGTTTGTAACTTCGACTCAGAGACTACCGTTTTAGCTCATGTTGGATATGACGGTGGCATGGCGACAAAGTGCGGCGATAACATGGCAGTGTTTGCTTGTTCTGATTGCCACACTGAAATCGATAAGGCAGGGCGTGAAGAGTATGCCGCAGATAAGTTACGCGCTATTGAAGAGACTCAGCAAGATCATATCGATAGTAATTTACTAAGGTTCGGGTGAGTTATGGATACTTCTACACGACAAAGTCATTTATTGGAAACCATGTCTACAGCAGGGATGCACACAGACAAGGCTTGGAGAATGGTTGGTCTATCATCAAACTCAACTGCTTGGCTGATGTACGCTTACGTTGGAAGTCGAAGTGATGAGGATGCGTTTCGAAAGGTGGTTAACACACTGGCAAATCTTGTACGTTCACAAAAGCGAGATATACCACCAAGGCTGTCGGTTAAGATTGCCGAAATGATCATAGAGCAAAGGCTTACAGGGAAATCGTTCTCTCAGAGATTGTGCAGCGTTATTTTGAGCATACCTAGATCGACATATCAAAGGCATGAAAAGGGCTTTAAATTGATTTACACAAAGCTAGATGCGGTGATCTCTGATTGGGAAAGCGAGGCCGTGACTGTAATTGAAAGTCATTTGTAGAAAACGCCTTGAAGGGTGGGCCACTTTACGGTATCTTTTTTCTAAGTTAGGAATAAAAGCTGTCGCAATGACAGCTTTTTTTATGTCTGTAATTTAAAGCCTATATAAAAGTTCTATATAAAACTCCCTTTTATCATCTTCAACATCTAATCCCTCAAGCAGTTTTAAAAGCAAGCTAAAGCCTTGTTCTTTAGTAATCATTAACGAGTACCTAATTGTTATTTGTTCTAATGTAGTCTTGTTTTAATATTCTAACGGGAATAATGGTATATGCTTATTGACTACATTGTGAATAGGTGAGAATCACCTATTGTGCTACAAGGTGAATGGAGGCCTTGTGATGGATGATGAAACATACTTAGAAGCGATAAAGTTTAAATTCGAAACAAATGACTATCCAAAAGCGATAATTACACCTGATATGATGTATTCATATGCTAGTGAGGGGTATCGCAGAGTTATGTCGCTCAGCCCTGATGCTGAAGAAACAATGAACTTTAGTGACTTACCAGAAACATTTCTGGATCTTGGTTCTATATTTTCAGATCAGGTTAGAAATGTGTTGTTACACATGCAAACGTTTTCTTTTTTAGACATACTTGATGTTAGAGGGGAAACGTTGGTCTATTACAAGAAGCTTTCTCCCTTGGTTGCTCCGTCAGGTTCTATATTAGGAGTGGAAGTGCATCTTATCAGTATGGCTGTTGTGGTTGGAGCTCTTCATGTTTTGAACAGGTTCTCATGGTACACGCCTGATGATTCAAGTGTGGTAGATGTTCCATTGTCTAACAACAATATTGGCCTAACGAGCCGTCAAGAAACTTACTTATTTTTTGTTTTGCAGGGTTTCAGTAATGATGAAATATCAATCTGTTTAAACGTTAAAAAAAGTACAGTAGAAAACACTATTAGAGCGATAGTCGCAAAATTTAGTAAGACTTTGAATTGCGAGATTGTCAATCGAAGTGCTTTAAAGAAAGTCGCTTTTAAGTATGGATATGGGTATGTATTACCAAGAGACATACTTAAACCTCGTTCAATCCCTTTACAACACAGCTTAGATGATTGGATGTATCTCAACCATGTTAAATGACTATAAGCCGCCATGCGCGGCTTTTTTTATGGAGGAAAAATGCCAGAGAAAGATCCACAAAACTATAGTGTTCTTTCATACCTAGTTTTTGGATTAGTAGCTGTATGGGGTGGGTTGGTGACACATATCCAACATATTCGCAGACACAAGAAGCCGTTTTTATGGAAAGAAGCGGTGATGCAAATCGCTATTTCTGGATTTGCAGGAATGTTAGCAAGCTTTCTTTGTTGGTATATCGAAGCCCCAGTACCTTTGGCGGGTTTTGTTGCTGGTACTGCTGGATTTATGGGGAGCCGAGCGTTAGATATTTATGAGCGCAAAGTTTCAAAAATTTTCGATGAGAACGGAGGCTAATTGAAATTACTACTAAGAACCAAATCAATAAAAGGTATTGGAACATTCGGAGAGCTCACCCTAAACGGTGAGCTTTTTTTATGCACGGTAGAAAAGGAGTGGGCTAATAACAAGCCTTATGTCTCCTGCATACCTGCGGGAGATTATGATCTCATTCCACATAAATCACCTAAGTTTGGTGATTGCTATGCGCTTGTGAATCCGCGTGTCGGTGTCGCTGTTTATGGCCCAAGCGAAAGAACGCACTGTTTAATCCATATAGCTAACTTCCCTCATGAAGTAGTCGGTTGTATTGGTGTTGGTGAATCATTCCACACAGGTCAGTGGGGAGTGGCTAATAGCACTAAGGCAATGGCCAAGCTCATGAAGTTACTTAATGGTGAACGAGCAAAATTAACGATAGAGAGGCACTAATGAAAGCAATCGTTTTAGGCTTAGTTCAACGTGAACTAGCAAAAGCTGCAACCAATGTGGTTATCGACACCATTAACTTTTTGGCGGATTTGCTGAAAGGTCGTGATGACAATTCGATGGATAAAGATGCTGATGTGATCAAAGAGTTAGCAGAGCGAAACCGAACAAGTGACAAATAACACTGAGCAAAGTGCTTTCTAGTGGGCTTGTTTTAAGTCCACATGAAAGCATTTTATTGATGCTAACGAAATTAGGGAGAACCTTAATAACACCGCCGCCTTAGGGCGGTTTTTTTGTATCTAAATAAAGGAAATATCATGAGCCTTACTAATAGAGATGCGTCACGATTTCTTACTCGCGCCACTTTTGGGCCAACTAAAGAATCAATCGAGCATCTAACATCCATCGGTATCGATGCATGGCTGAATGAGCAATTTCAAGAAACATTCCCGACTCACCTTGAAGAGTACATCCGAATCCATGAGATTCGTGGTGGCACTCAAGAGAACCGCAACTATCGCCGTAATGCTTTTTGGGGTCGAGCTCTTTGGGGTAAAGATCAACTTCGTCAACGTCTAACATATGCACTTAGTCAGATCCTTGTAACGTCTGAGCAAGATGATGGTATTGACATCAATCTACAAGCTCGCGGCCTTGCAAATTACTACGATATTTTTGCGAACAACGCTTTTGGTAACTACCGCGACATTCTGCAAGAAGTCACGTTAAGCCCTGTAATGGGGATTTACCTGACTATGGCGGGTAACAAGAAAGAAGATGAAGTAACTGGTGCTGAACCTGATCAAAACTTTGCGCGTGAAGTGATGCAACTATTCACTATGGGCGAGTTTAAAAAAGCGTTTGATGGCACAGTCATTTACGATGATAAAGGCATTCCGGTACCCAAGTATGACGAGAATGACATCATGGAACTTGCGCGAGTTTTCACCGGGTTCGATGTCCAAGAAAATGATGATTTCTTATTAAACGAAATGACGTTTAATGAAGAAGATCATGATTTTGGCTCAAAGGTTTTGCTTGGTTCTTATATCCCTGCTGGCTTGTCACCGCTAGAAGACGTTACTTATGCGTTAGACATCCTCTACGCTCAACGTGAAACGGCAGTTTATGTTGCTCAATCACTGATTAAGTTCTTTGTGACTTCTAACCCTTCGAAGGGTTACGTACAGCGAGTGGCACTTGCGTTTGATGAAAATGGCAAAGGTGAGCGTGGTGATCTTAAACACGTAATCACAGCGATTCTCACTGACGAAGACTGCCTAAGTGAAACGGCGCATATCGGCAAGCTTAAAGAGCCGCTATTGGCGTTCAGTGGCGCGCTACGTGCTATGGAAGTGTATCAAGGGCAGGATTACCCTCACTACCGTGATACTACAATTGGCTTTACTTACGATGAGCAAGTACCACAAGGTGTTCTTCAAGCTGAGTCAGTATTCAATTACTTTGAACAAGACTTTATCCCTAATGGACCACTCGGCACACGCGGCATGATTGGCCCAGAGTTCCAAATTTTCACACCTCATAACTTCACAGTTATTGCAAACCACTTGAAACGAGTTTTAGACCGTGTTCGCCACAGCGATGACTCAGGTGATCGTGATGACCGAATCTACATGAAAGCTCATCGTTTAGAAGAAGCGATGCTGAAAGGTGAAGAAGAGTACTACCAAGAGGTAGCCGACATCTTCTTTAACGGTGAAATGTCAGAGCAAGTACGAGACGTATTAGCTGATTGCTATACAACGAACACTAATAAAGGTCGAATCCGTGACCACATTAAGTCTACGGTTTGGCTTGCTGCTATCACTCCTGATTTCTCGATTCAAAAGTAAGGTATTACGATGACTAACTACAAAGCTCTAGTTTGTATTAATTTTGGTGGCGGTAATGATGGTGTTAATACCGTAGTGCCGTTTGATGGTGATGAAGTCTATAAGTCATATTTCGATATTCGTCCTCACATTGCTCTTACAGAAAGCGAACTATCTGATGCGGGTGTCGTCGACAAGGCTGGCACTCCACTAGCTCTAAACGGTTTCCTATCTCGTTGTGCTGAGATTATGAAAGAAGGTAAGGGTACTGCTATTTGTAATATCGGTCCTCTTGTTGAACCAACTAATCGCGGTAACTACGGTTCTGTAACTCGACCTACAGGTTTATTTAACCACTCGGCACAAACAGCTTCATGGCAATCAAGCATTAACGAAAGCGGCAATCCGGTTCTTGGTTGGGGTGCGCTAATTATGCGCTCGTTGCTAAATGAAGGTGTTGAACGTTCTGAAATTTACAGTGAGTCACAGCAAAAGCTTGGCTTTGCAAGTGATTTCCGCACTGTAAACCTAGACGGCACTGGCATTCCTGCTGCTAGCGGTGGGCTTGAAGCTTTCAATTGGAACCATGGCAACGTTCGTGAATCGTTCGATAAGATTCGTGAAAGTTCAGAGCACTACACTGACTCAATGAGTCTGCAATATGTTCACGACCTTGACGAAGCAACGACAACGGATGAAGTGGTTCAAGAAGCTGTGAAGAACACAGCTCTTGATTCGCGAATTGATCGCTCTAGCCGTTTAGGTCGCGCTTTCTCGAATGTTAAGCGCGTTATCGATTCTCACGATAAGTATGATGCAAAGCGTCAGATGTTCATTATCAATTTCGGTGGGTTTGATAATCACCAGAACTTGAAAGCAGCACATCAAAAGCGTTTTGAAGAGTTAGATCCTGCTCTTTCTGACTTCCTACGAGCGTTAGAGGCTGACGGTCTTCTGGACCAAGTTACAACGTTCACAACGTCTGAATTTGGTCGCCGTGTTCGTGGTAATGGCAATAACGGTTCAGATCATGGTTGGGGTTCTCACCAAATGGTGTTTGGCGGCTCTGTGGTTTCTGGTGAAGCAGTAGGCACAATGCCTAAGTATGATCTTGAAGCTGACAATATGATTTCTGGACAAGACCGTTTAATTCCAGAAATTGCTCATGAACAATACGCAGCTACTTTAGCTAAGTGGATGGGTGTTAGCGATAGCGATATTAAAGAGCTATTCCCTCAATGTTCTGAGCACTTTGAAGCTGACCTAGGTTTTTTACGATAAATAGATAATGAATAACAACTCATCGTTTTGATGGGTTGTTATTTTCCTATCAGTTATACATATATTCCTAGCTAATAATGCAATGGTAAGATCATTCATTTGAATCGATGGGTGATAATTGATCATTGACTCTTATTAATAAAGTGCTTTTTTGTGATTTTAGGCTAAGTTATTGATTATGATCGGGTTTTTTATTCCGAATGGCATAGCTAATTGTTAATATAGCTGTGTTGGTCTTGTGTTCGACCGACATTTAAACGGTGTACCCACGCCATTTAGATACAAGCAGTTTAAGGATACGGAAACCCTTTTGAGTTAACCAATGACTACAGCTCGCCTTGCGAACCTAGAGAACGGCTGTATTGACTCCCCCCTGTACTTTTCCATAAGCAGTTTGGTATGGGGGGTATTTTTTAGAGGTGCTATGAAAGAACGAGCTAAAGCTAGAGATTGTAAGGTTTGCGACCCATGCGGGATTTGTGATGATAGTGCGCTTTGCCTATGTGAAGACGACTATGAGCAAATAGCACCGCTTTTTTGTAAAGAGATAGGAAAGGGGATCGAGCCTCTTAAAAGTGTCGATAAGGAAGTAAGTGATTCATGATGTTCATTGTTAGAGAAAGGAGTATAGGGAAGTTTGTTTGTGAAGCAGTGCGAAATGCTAAGAGTTTACATGATCTAGTTACGCGCAAGATTAAGCATTGTAATAAGTCACCCATACCAACAGGAAGAAAGCCATTAATGAAAAATGGTTTCCTACGCAAAGCAAACTATAGGCGCTGACAGTTATTTATTTTGATTATTGATTGAGTAATCAAAGAAAAGCAATTGATAGCAAAATCACTCCCAGGAACAAACCGGCAAGCGCATTAATGCAAGCATTAATCAGTTGGCCAACAGCTGCAGAAAGAGTGATTTGATTGCAAAAGAATTAAACGCAGAAAGTGGGCGACCGCTCCGAAGCTGTAACTTCGGAACAGTCACCAACCCACAGACAAGGTTGTGGATCAGATTAAAGCCCACTGCTAACTTGCAAGTAGCGGTGGAATTCTAGGAAAATCTAGGAATTTCTACCATGACTAAAACACCAAAAACCGCAAAAAAACCGGAATTTTACGAATATTCTGTAAAATCCGTTCACGATTTAACCCCTTACGAGAATAATCCCAACGCTCACGATGACAAAAACATTGAGGAATTGTCGAATTCTATAAATGAGTTTGGTTTTACTAACCCTCTTTTGATTGATGAAAACGACAAAATCTTTGCTGGTCATGGTCGTTGGGAGGCTGCAAAGTACATCGGTATGGAACGTGTACCTTGCATCATTCTTACTGGTTTAACTGAAACCCAAAAACGAGCTTATGTGATAGCTGACAATACATTGCCTTTTGGTTCTGTATGGGATGAAAGCATGTTGCAATCTGAACTAGAGGCATTAGAAGCCGAAGGTTTTGATATGGATATTCTGGCTCTAGATAATATCGATGATCTTGATTTTTTGGATTTCAACCCCGCCGCACTTGAAGATGGACATGCTAATGATTCAAATGAAACTATCACTGAATCTGACACAAAGCTTGTTATTGGCGAATACTCGTTTCCAATTGAAAGACGCGAGTATCTAAACTGGCAAGACGATATTCGAGCTGAGGCTGGCTTTAGCAAAGAAGACGTAATCGCTGAAATTAAGCAGAGGTTACGTATATGCTCAAGTTAGTGCCCATAGACACAATTAACCCCTCTACGTATAACCCACGTAAAGCAGACCCAGTTAGATTGAACGTTCTTGAACTTTCTCTCAGAAAACTGGGTTTTTTATTGCCTATTTTTGCCTCCCACAACGGTGAAATACTTTCAGGACACCAACGGCACCATGTGGCTTCACGCATGGGGCTAACTCACGTTCCAGTATTCTTTACAGAAGAAATGAGTTTGGCAGATAGAAAAGGGATAAACATCGCTTTTAACCGTGGAACCAATGATCTCAATATGGCTGATACTCCGGTAAACATGACCGAAGCATTGGCGAGAGCAAACCTAGACAATGCAGCTGATAAAGTCGAAGACAGAGATCAAGACTCGAAAGGATTCAATCGATGCATGACGGCTAAATCAGTTCCAATCAGCAAGCTAGTTACTGTTAACCGCGGCAAGTGGGTTAACTATGCTCGAAACATGGCCCGATTGCTTTATGGCAAGAAGATCACCATGCCTTTAGTGTGCACACCTGACAACAAGGTAGTAAACGGCATAGGTCGCTTGCAGTACGCTGCTGAGAAGAATTGGAAGAACATCGATGTTGTTTATATCAGTTATGAAGAGGCTGATTTGAGTAACGCCATGCTTAACCTATTGAGTATGGATTTCGATATTCATAACCGTTATGAGGACTTGTTACGGTTCAATTCGTTCAGACGCGCTAGGCGTTCTCGTTCTGAGCTTGGCCAAGGGTTTATCTTTACAGTCGCGCCAAATGCTCGGTCAAAAGGTTACGATGTAACAGAGCCGAAAAATACAAAGCAATGGAAGCGAACTCATGGACTGTCGGTTGTTGATTTTGGCGCAGGTCATTTGACCGAAACCAAAATTCTAAGATCCATTGGTGTAAGCGTGGCGCCATTCGAACCGTTTCGATTAGGTGAGAACAACGAGATAAACAAAGCTGAGAGCGTAGAGATAGCAAAGCAGTTCTTGGAAACCGTAAAGAGTGGTAAGCGTTTTTCATCTGTGTTTATCAGCTCGGTTTTAAACAGTGTACCTTTCGCGGGTGATCGACAAAAGATTGCCTGTTTGTGCGCGGCTCTATGCGACTCTAAAAGCCGTTTATACGCTTGCGCGAGTTCTGCTACTGGCAGTACAAGCTTGCGAATGGTGAAAGGCACAGACGGATTAGCGGAAAGGCAGTCCACCTATGCGACCTTTGCTTTAGATTATGAAGAAGGGATCACGATAGGCGACTTCCAAGAAAAGCCGAAAGTTCAGAAATACCATACACCTTCTGAGTTTTACCAGTTGTTCAAAAACTACTTTGAGGTCGTGAATGTAGAAGATAAGCAAAACAATGTTAGGGCCACATGTGCAAACCCTAACATCGATGCGATTCTGAAAGATTTACGCGAGGCGATTGAGTTCGAGTTTGATTTACCTTATCCCGATGATTCACGAATGGGGCTGGTGGACGAGGCTATTGCAGCTTATGAGCAACGCTTGGGGGTTAGCTTATGATGATCCCCAAGGATTGGACGTTTAAGAGCTCGGACGTTGCCGAAGGTTTTGATACTCACGTTAGAGAGCAATTGCCTTGGTACAACATAGCATCGAGCATGACCGCGCACTTTGCTAGAAACTACCTACCGGAAAACGGTGTTCTTCTTGATCTTGGTTGCTCAACTGGAAACGTGAGTGATTCTTGCCGAGAGACAATAACCAATCGAAACGTCAGTGTTGTGAATGTCGATAACTCCGAAGAAATGGCAGAGCTATTTAGAGGTGTTGGAGAGGTAACAATCGCAAATATAGAAAACTTCGAAATACCGGAGTTTGATGTTTGCGTGATGTTTCTCTCAATGATGTTCGTTCCGGTTAATAGCCGTTCAGCGTTAATCATGGAACTGATGAAAAACACCAGAAAAGGCGGCTTAGTTTTGATTGTCGATAAAATGGAGTCGTTTAGCGGCTACAGTGGACAAGTCATAAACCGCCTAAGTTTGGTAAACAAACTCGATGCTGGCGCAAAGCCTGACGAAGTATTAGCAAAAGAGCTTTCATTGTCGGGAGTACAGCGACCAATAAACCCCGAATTACTTAACTCATTTACAAAATGGTTTCAGATTGGGGAGTTTTGCGGGTATTTGTACGAGGGGTAAACTGCCTATATATGTAAGCAAGCGGTAGTGTTCAAAATGCTCTGCTTGCTATCAGAACCCCGAAATTCCAAGCGATTCATTGTGATACGCACTTTGATTCAGCTCAAGGTTCAGTGTTTTTTTGTTGCTATGAAGCAAGTTTAATGTATATTGAGCGTCCTTAGTTACACCAAATCCACATCGCAAAGGAATCTTAATTGATACCGTCAGCTGCAAAAAACACAAATCAGGTTATTGAGCGCATCTTGGTAAAGCTTACCAACGATTGTGATATTACTGACTTTGAACTTCGTAGATTCATTAGAGACGCAGAATCCCAAGTGGATCCTGAGCGTATGTATATTGTGAAAGCATTGGCTTACACGGTGCATGGCTCTCGTGATGACGCAAGAGAACAGGCTTTGTTTGCTTTAGAGTCACTACAGCAAGAAGCTACGCTAACTCACGCTTTATTGGTTTTACAATGCAATGGTTTTCATCGTGAAATCCTTGATTTTATGAAAGATAATAAAGTGCTATTTAGCCGTTGTGGGTTTTATGACTCACTAGCATCTGTTCTTGTGGCCTTGCCAAATGTGGACTACATTAGAATTATCAAAGAAACACTGACGAAATTGGATCGTAATGCAGAAGCAGGAAGCCTTATGAAGTTGTGTGATTTTTTTATTAGCAATGTAGAGAGAGCTGAAAGCGAGTTTAATATCCCTCAATCAACAGTAGGGGAAATTTCTGAGTTCGCAGCTGAGGTGGCAGATAAGTACGAAGGCGTTGTGATTAACAGGTCTGCGTTTACTCTATCTCCGTCTGGTGAGTGGTTCAGCTTAACATACTACGTAGAACTTAAAGATTCGCTGCTAGTAGACTTGAACCTAGATTTAGCTGATTTAGTTATCGATAGAGGCTTAGACACGCTTCCTCTAGTTTCTAAGTTCGAAGTTATCCCTGCGGGAGCTGATAGAGTGAGGTGCAAGTATGCCAACTAAGGCTGACGAGTTCCTTACAACGGCTGAATCCGTGTTTAAGCTCAATGGTAGCTGTGAAAGCCATATTCGATGCACGATAAGCCGTAGCTACTACAGCATGTACCACAAGGTACTAGAAACACTCGACAACAGCCCTTACGCATATACTGGTAAAGGCTGTCACGCTAGTTTGATTGAGTACCTTCAATCTGACGCAAAGAACGAAGAACGCATCGACTTTTCACAATTACGAAGACTGTCCTATATGCTTAAGCAAGAAAAAGACAGAAGGGTAGATGCTGATTATCGCTTAGAGTTCGAATTTAGCGGCATTCACGCAGAGCAAAGCATACAAACTGCGAAAAGATGCTCTCAGATGTGTGATGATCTAAAGATATAGAAAAACCAAATTACCGGAGGGAAGCCATAGTGCTTCCCTTTTTGGTTTCTTACTCTACAAAGTTTCAATCAACACGTAGAGGCAGCAGTCAATACATAGACAAAAAAGCCGATTCCTAACCGATTCGGCTTTTTTATTGCTCCAATAAATGACACTGCACATTAAGGGGGCAGTTATGACAACCAATGTAGATTTAATAATTAAAGCTGGTGCTGATTATCAACATGACTTCACCGTATACGAATCAGAAGACGATTCTGAGCCAAGAGATTTAACTGGCGATACGATTGAGGGTGAGTTTCGACTTGAAGACGCAAACGGCCGCGTTTTGTTTGTCGTGACGCTCGGCGATGGAATCTCGATAAGCGATCCCGCTAACGGTGTTTTTCGAATGACAATAGATCGAGATAAAACCGAGGGCTTGCGTTTCCGGTACCCAGAGATTTACGGGACATTTGATTTAGAGCTCACGCCTCCTTCTGGATTCCCAAGAAAACGCATAGTTGATGGTGAGTTCACTATTACACGCGATAACACGCGAGGTAATAACTCATGAGTTGTCCGCGGATTACCGCCATTTATGCACCGTTCTTTATCCCTCATGAAAATATCTACTGCATTGCTATTTCTAGGCGCTTTCTTGTTACAGAAAGAGAACTGTCAATCGTGCGTCTTGAGAGGGTCAATTTCAGAGTCGCTTTAGAAAGGAAATAATCAAATGGTAGATGAAACCCGAATTTCGGAATTAGACCCAACAAGCTCAGAAGACGGCACCATTGAAACGATTGTTATACAAGAGTCTTCTGATGGTCAGGGGCTTGATAACTTTCGTGCTGAAATTTATTCAGTAGAAACTATTGATAGATTGGAGCAGGAGAGCCTTGAGCGTGATTCTCAGCTTGATCAAAGAATCAATCAGACAAACACCGACCTTTTGCTTGAAGCCGAAGCACGTTGGCAAGCTGACGTTCTATTATCGCTTGCGATTGAAGATGAAGCAAACGAGCGAATTCAAGCAGACGAGCTTTTACAAGAAAATATCGATACAGAAACCCAAGCGCGTATCGATGCCGACAATACGCTAGACCTGAGAATAGATGGTGTTATTGATGATGTTGGCGATGTTTCACAAGCTCTAGCTCAAGAGGTACAGGATCGAATAGATGGTGATGTAGCTCTCGGTGAGCGTATTGATAGCGTTGAAAGTGATGTTGGCGACAACGCAACGGCTATTAGTGGTTTAGATGATCGTGTTACACAGAATGAATCTGATATTTCAGATTTGCAGACAGGGTTAAGCGATGAAATAGCGGCTCGTATTTCTGGTGATGAAGCGTTAGGGCTGCGTATCGATGACGTTGAAAGCGATGTTGGCGACAACACAACGGCTATTGGTGGTTTAGATACTCGCGTCACTCAGAATGAATCTGATATTTCGGACAATTCGACTGCCATAGGCCAAAACGCCTCAGATATTTCAGACTTACAAATCGGAAAAGAAGATTCAATCTCGTATGGGCCAAGTGGTTACATGGCACTGGTCAATGAAGATGGTGATGGTTTTCAATTCGTAACACCGCCTGATTTCTCGTTTTTCCGTTTGCGCGGGGTAATGACAGAATATACTGGTCCTGATGATACGGTTATTGCGGAAGTTACGGGCGATGCGCTAAACGAGTTTTTATACCGTGATTTGCCACCTAATGTAGCTGTAGAAACAGCCAATGGTTTTGCTTATCGAGCACAAGAAAACTTTTCTGTAGAAATTACAGATGGTGGTGGAATTATCGATATTACTATTGGTGATTTTCTTTTTTGGAATTCTGACGTTGATCAATGGCTACACTTGCCAACAGCTACGGTTGAGGGAGGGGTAGAGTCAATCAACAACCTTGCTGGCGTGATCAACTTTGAAGCTGGCACAGGTTTAGATATTGTCGTAAATGCAGTAAATAACACCATAACGTTTTTGATCGATGAATCTGTAGCAACTGAAACCGACATTCAAGCATTACAAGCTCAGATCACCGAGAATGCAGAGCAGATAGTTAGCTTGCTAGAAGATATGGTTTTCGTTACTGAGAAGCTTGTAGAGCTTGAAAACAGTATCGGAGATAACGCTTCGGCAATTATTGCGCTTACATTGCGTGTTGCTCAGAATGAATCCAGCATACAAACCTTGTTTGAAGATTTTTCAACTCACATCGATGATACTGAAAACCCGCACCAAGTAACTGCAGCGCAAGTTGGCGCAGCAACTACGGGAGCTTTAGCGGCTCACGTTGGCGATACCGATAACCCGCACGAAGTAACACCTGGTCAAATTGGTGCTGCTACGTCTGGGGCTTTGACGGCTCACACTGGCAATACTGATAATCCTCATGAAGTGACGGCATCGCAAGTTGGTGCAGCTCCTGCAAGTCATGTGAGTGATACTGATAACCCTCATAACGTAACGGCTGAACAGGTAGGTGCTGTCAGTGAGGAAGCATTACAAGATCACTTAGATGATGTTGAAAACCCTCATGCAGTCACAGCGGCTCAAACTGGCGCTGCCCCTGCAAGCCATGTAGCAGATGAAACCAATCCTCATGCAGTTACTGCGGCTCAGGTCGGCGCGGCTACGACTGGCGCTTTAGCGGCTCACGTTGGCGATACCGAGAACCCACATGAAGTAACACCTGGTCAAATTGGCGCTGCTACGTCTGGGGCTTTAACGACTCACACTGGTGATACTGAAAACCCTCATGCAGTCACAGCAGCTCAAGTCGGCGCTGCAACAACTGCCGCTCTAGCAGCTCACACTGGTAATACTGAAAATCCCCATGAAGTTACAGCCGCACAGGTGGGCGCGGCTCCTGCAGCGCATAACCATGATGCAGCAAATATCAATGCTGGCGTTTTAGCTGTCGCTCGCGTTCCTGCGGCTAATAACTCCGGTACCGCTGCGACTGGGTTTGGTGGATTCAGATATACGATTGACGGGACCACTTTAAATCTATTCACGACATAGTGAGGCTTTATGGCAATCAACCTAGAAGGAACGGCGTTGAGGGTATTAACCCTTGAGGCTACAAACTTCGAAACTGTGACTCTGGATGGTGTCGTTTTTGCGCGTAAACCAACGATAACCACGCAACCAGTAGGCGGCACGATAAACGATAACCAAAGTCATGCAATGTCGGTTGTAGCTGATGGGCTTGGTACCGCATTAACCTATCAATGGTTTATGGATGGTGGCGCTATCTCAGGTGCTACGGGGGCGTCTCATACGTTTACACCTGCGGGTGATACGACAAACCGAACTTTCTTTTGTCAGGTTTCTGGGTTTGGTGGAGGTAACACGCAAACCAGCACAGTAACAGTTACGGTTAACCCTAGTTGGTCTTCAACTCATACTTTTAATGTTCAGTATTCTAGTAATTTTTATGGGTGGTTCTATACCACGATGGGTGGGATAGTGCCAACTACGGTCGGTCCTGTAACTATGGGAACTAACTATACCAGTGCAGTCGCCCCACCAAATGAAGGCGGAGCTATTATTTTTGCGACAGGTACTTATCCTGCATCAGCTTATATTCGCCAGCAGTCACAAAATGCAGAAGGGGAACTGATTCTAAGTACATATGAAGGCACTGACACTCCATTCTTTAGCGACTCGTGGGCTGACGGCTCTTACTGGTATAATTATTATAGGGCGCTAGGTAGCAAGCCTATCCGACTTGACTACTTTGCAAGCCGTGAAGCGTTAGATGAAAATGATCCTTGGGATGATAATCATCCAAGTGCCAATATAGATGAGTACCATAAAAAATGGGGAGTGCATGAGGGGCAACGCCCAGACCTTTACAAGCAACCAACTTAGATAAAATAAACGCCACTTTGATAGTGGCGTTTATTGTTTGGGTTAAATGTTCACTGAAAAAGTAACCATTGCGCCCTGACTTATCTCAACGTCTTTGCTGATGGTCTTTGTATCTGAGTATCTAAAGCCTACAGATAACACCGGATAAGCAGGCAAAGCGAAATCCGCTCCGATAAATGGTACATACTCAGTGTCGCTTATAGATTCATTTTCAAACGAAAACGCATTTTGATAGTCGTAGTTATAGTAAAAAGCATTAGCACCAATGTATGGAGTTACATAGACAAAATCTGTCTCAAATTTATAGCCTGCTCTAAAGTGATATATGCTTTTGAACTTTAGCTTTTCTTGGATAGATGAGTGAGTCCCACCAATTCCGTTGCTTATATCATTTGAGTATTGTGAGTGAGAAGCAGTGATGCTTGTAACACCTGTGCCAATCATAATGTTGTTATCAAATGTCAGGCCAAAGTTTAGGGTTGGCTCTAGAGTGGAAAAGCTTCCCGACTTTATCTTTCCTTTGGTATCAGACAAGCCAACGCCAATCGAATATTCTTTTACCATTGCACTAGCTGGCATTGCCGCTGCAACTGCGATTGAAGCAATTAACAAATTTCTTTTCATTTTATACACCTGATGTTTATGTCTGGTGTGTACCCACGTAACTTAGAGCTTATCTCTGTAAGCATTGCAGCGGAGTATATTGGCAAGTTACTTAGGCAGCAAGAAATACCAAATAACCAAACCCTTTTCTGACTAAGGATCTAAATTATGGGGATTACCAAAGATAGACATGGGGCAGGAATGCCTTTTTTTTCGCCTGAAAAACAGCTGGTGGCAGGAGCGTATTTTATGCAGTTCGCTGTAATCAGCCCAATAGAAGACGGGCAGATAATCTATAACGGTGTAGAAACAATTGATGTATTCAGTGGTGAGGTCATTGCGGTACCAAGTAGCGTTATATCATTGGATTGCTCAGTAGACTTTAGAGCGGCGGGTAAATTCTCAGACATTCCGTTTTCGGCGCCTAAAATCACAAAGCAGCCTGAAAGTGTATTAACTGCAGTCGGCACTAGCGCAACGTTAACCGCTAATACGGACGTGAACGCAACTAGCCTCCAATGGTTCAAAGATGGCGTATGGGTAGATGGGGAGACATCAAACACGCTCACCATTGCAAACGTATCGAACGCAGACGAGGGAGTTTACTTTTTACGTGCGGAGAATGCGCGAGGAAGCATTGACACTACCTCGGTACGCATAGGCGTTATAGTCGAAACTCTAAACGTTACCTTTGAAACTAAAGATTTTGGATCGTCTCAAGATGGTTCTGCAATTCGAACCGGTTACTTAGACGCTCAACACGCAGGGGCAGCGGGTGATTGTGATCCTACTGAATTCGACTATGACTCAGTAACTCACCAAATATGGGAAATATCCGCTGATGATGATAACCGAATTAGATTCACGGTTAGAGACATAGGCGCGTTAACTCCTAGTGAGCTGAGACTGTTCACACCGAATGTAGGGATTATGGCCACACTAACTCGAAATGCAGGGTCAAACGGCTATGAAGGTGTAAACCAACCAATGGCTGATTACTTCAAAGCACATAACGGCGACACCACGGCGATGAGCATTGGATTCCTAGCCTAGAAACTACAAATACGAGAATTCATGAATAACTTTGCACTTCACTGAATAAAAGTCAGAAATTACACGGGGTAAATACCGCGAATTTCTTGGATCAGTGAATAGATCATGAATAAACGAATAGATCCTGTCAGAAATGGCGGGATTTTTTGTATTTGGCTAATCATACGTAACTGAGGTTAACGGCATGACAACGATAGCTTACCACCACGAATCTAGGGCAATTGCTTACGATTCCCGATTAACGAGAGGTGCAACCATTGTTAGTGACGAATTCAATAAGCTGAAAACCAAAGGAAACGTGAAATTCCTCTTTTGTGGTGTAGAGGCTGACATTCAAAAGCTTGTTAACGAATATCCAGCAATTAACGGTAGCTTGGAATGTAGCGGAATCATCATAGAAGGTGACAAGGTTTATCACGCTGCTTTCGATCCTGAATTTAAAATGCTTGAGCTTTTCTGGTCAGAAGCTTGGGGAAGTGGCCAAGATCATGCGTTAACCGCTATCGATTTAGGTTGTAGTGTTTCAGATTCCATTGAATACGCGAAGAAACGAGATACAGGGACAGGCGGAAAGGTAAACATCATTAATTTGTAAATGTAGAAATAACGAGTATTTGAGCCACTTCTTTCATGGAGTGGCTTTTTTATTGGCGCACAATCCGCACAAATAGGACACCTTATTTTTTAAGGATCTTTTATTAACAGTTTTCAAGGATTCTTATGGCGAGAGCAACCAAACGAACAAAATCCCGAGATAACAAGTTTTTCAAAGCTCTCGCTGAAAACAAGACAATAGGCGATGCAGCAAGAATAGCGGGATATTCGAGACGAAGCGTTTATGAGTATGCAGACAACGATCCCGAATTTAAGGAGAAATTCACAGACGCTAAGGAAGACATTGCCGAACGTTTAGAAAGGGAAGCCGATGTTCGAGCTATGGACGGATACACATCGGGATATAAAACGGTCTACATCGATGGTAAGCCCAAGTCAGTTCCTATTAAGCGTAAATCTGATGCCTTATTGATGTTTCGCCTAAGGGCGTTAAAACCAGAAGTTTATCGAGAAAACTACAGTCCTGATTTAGATGAGTTAGAAGCCCCACCGATAAAAGTCGAATTCTCAGTTTCTGAGCCAGTTAGAAAAGTGGAGGTGACTCGTGGGAAAACTGAAACTTAGTGCGCCTCAAAACATTTTCCTAAATGAACTAAATACTAGATTTCGCGCATACGTTGGTGGTTTCGGTAGTGGCAAAACGTTTGTTGGTTGTTTAGACCTTCTCTTGTTCCTCATGGCGCACCCTAGAACCAAACTAGGCTATTTCGCTCCTACGTTCTCAATGATTCGTGATGTGTTCATACCAACCCTAGAGGAAGCGGCAGAGCTATTGGGGTTTCACGTTGATTTCATTGAGTCACATAAAGAGGCTCATATCTATTGGGGGCGGCGTTACTACGGGACGATCATTTGTCGTTCTATGGATAACCCGAAATACATTGTTGGTTTCAAGATAGCTAGAGCGCTAGTTGATGAAATCGATGTAATGGACCCGAACAAAGCCGATCAAGCGTGGAAAAAGATCATTGCTCGTTTACGTCTAAAGGTAAAAGGCGTTGAAAACGGTGTTGGTGTTACTACTACGCCAGAAGGTTTCCAATTCGTTTATAAGAAATTCAAGAAGAACCCAACCAAGTCTTACAGCATGGTGCAAGCCAGTACCTACGAGAATGAAGAGTTCTTAGCTGATGGATACATTGACTCGCTTTTTGAATCTTACCCGCCAGAGCTCATACAGGCTTATCTAGAAGGTCGATTCGTTAACCTCTCCGGTAGTTCTATTTATGGTCGCTTTGATAGGTTTCTGAATGAATCTGATAAAGAGCTTGATCCTACACGGCCGCTTCTCATTGGTATGGACTTCAACGTTAACCCGATGTCTGCCGTTGTGTGCCAAATGTACGGCACTGAATTACATGCTGTTGATGAGCTTGTCTTGGATAACTCAGATACAGAAAGCATGGCTATGGAGATTAAGCGGCGTTATCCGCAATGGCATGAAAAAGGGCAAATAGACATTTTCCCCGATGCGGCTGGCAACCACCGACAAACAAGCGCGAAAGATACGGATCACCAGATTCTAGAAAATCACGGTTTACGTGTCGTTGTTGATGGTTCTAACCCTCGAATAAAAGACCGCGTTAATTCAATGAATGCTCGAATTCTTAACAGTAAGGGAGAGAGATTCCTATTCGTACACCCACGATGTGAAACGTTGATTGAATGCTTGGAAAGTCAAATATGGGATGACAAGGGGCAACCTGATAAGAAGCAAGGCTTTGATCACTCAAATGATGCAATTGGCTATTTGGTTTGGCAGTTGTTCCCAATATCGGGCGAGATTTTTAGACAGAGGAATGGAAGGTGAATTTAAACCAAGTTTATACCGTCACTATAAGCTCTGATATTACGGAGCAATGGCGGCGGTCTGATGATGTTTTTGAAGGTACTAAGCGGCTAAGGCGTAATTGCGATAAATACCTCCCCAGGTTGGAAGGTGAAAGCCAAGAGGCGTATGAGACTCGACTTAGTAAAGCGGTCCTCAAAAACAAATATAGAAAAACACTCACAAAGGCGATTGGTAACTTACTCAAGAACGGAATCACTACTAATGCGAATACGGAGAACGTAGACGCGAAAGGCGGGGATTTAGAAAGCTTTGTTTCTCGTATTGGTCTTACTGCTGCCAAGTTCGGTATTTCTTATGTGCTGGTGGACGCGCCAAGCTTTGACGGTGATGAGATTAACCTACTAGAAATGGAGGCCATTGGGTTTAGGCCTTATTACACATTACTGAACAATCTCAAATTAACCGAGATCAAATACTTCATCGTTGGATCTTCTTATGAGCTTTCATATTTCGAATATCGCGTGATATTGCCAGATTTAGAGGGCGACATTAGGAAGTCTTACACACTGAGCGGTGATGTAGTCGTTTGGCGTATCGAAAAGATGCTTGAGGGCGACACTAGAGAGCTTATTGATATTGGAGTGATGGATATACCAAAAATCCCAATCGTTCCTGTCTACGGCTCATCTAGCGAGTCTAAGTTTATCAATATCCCGCCTTATCTCGATTTGGCGTATTACAACATCCTACATTTTCAAGCGACCTCTGATGCGTCTATTGCTCATCACGTAGCAGCCACACCAATGCTCTTTATGCGGGATTCATCTACAGCACAGCGTGACGATAAAGGGCGAGTTATTGAAGAGAAAGTAACTATCTCTCCTTGGTCGGTTATTAAGACTTCCGCAAATGATAGCGAGGTCAGCTGGGTAGAAACCAACGGGGCGGCACTTACTCAACACCGTGAATGGCTAAAGCACATTGAAAGCGATATGGACGAGCTATCAATGAACTTTAATCTCGAAAGTCCAGATGCAACGGCAACCGCTAATAACCTTCATGCAGCTGAAAACCAATCTGGGATCTTATTCATTAAAAAGGAGCTCGAAAGGGCTGTTAGAGAAATGACCATTTTCTCTGATTACTTTATGGGAGAAACCACCTCAAACGAATTTGAGATCAATTCCGTTGGCATTGGTTCGCTTAGTGCCGAGCAAATGAACGACATTGAAAAATTACACGATAAAAACCTGATTTCTGATGAGCAGTATGTAGACATCATTAATCGAACTTTACCGTTTGAGCTTGTTTACGAGAAACAGGAATCAGACACACCAGATCCCGAAGACGATCAAGATTCTGATCTGAACGACCAAGATAACGACACGGAGAACCAAGACGATGCCGATTGAAGTAGCTGAACTAAACAAGTGGGTAAAAACTGACGAAGGTAAAGGTTGGCTTGATGGCCAAACAACTGAGCTTCGTACAAATCTAACGAATGCTAATACCAAGATTTCCGACCAAGAGAAGGACATCACAACGTTAGGCCAAGAAAAAACAGCTCTTGAGCAAAGCAACCAAACACTAGGCGACGATCTCAAAATTGCGCGTGAAAACGTAGGTAAACCAGACGAAGAACTAAACGCTAAATTCAAGGTGGTTTCAGACAACCTAGCCAATTCACAGAAGCAAACTGCAGCACTGCAAAAGCAAATCCTCAATGAACGCCTAACTACATTGGTAAACGATGAGATCACCAAGCAAGGCGGCAATCCAAAAGTGCTAGGTGTGCACGTTCGCCGTCAGTTATCAGCAGAACTCACAGAGGACGGTCAGTTGTCTGTGTTCGCTGTTGATTCGAATGGCAAGAAAGCATTCGATTCAGAAGCTAAACCCGCTGGCGTTGGTTATGTGGTGTCTCAGCTTAAACAAGATGATCAATTTAAGATTAACTTCACAGCGGCAGTTAAGAAAGGCTCGGGCAAGCTAGACGCAGACGATCAAGAGCCTCAGAAATCAAATGGCAAATCTTTCATGAACATGGATTTAAAGGAGCTCCAAAACACCAAGAACATTGAAGACGCTATTTTCAACTAGCGTTAATCCCCTCAGTAATACCCGTAAAACCTCAATATTCTAATTTCTAAAAAACGGAGCAATACAATGCCTGAATTTCAAAATAACTACGTACCAGAAAAAGCACTAGATTACGTTGTAGCAACAAACCTTAAAGCGACTCGCCTTGCACAGTCAGGCGCTATGGGTCCATCACCTATGGAAGTAGGCGCGGGCTTTGTTAACGTTCAACCGTTTTGGGGTGATCTTTCTGGTGAATTCTCAGATAACGAATCTGGCTCTGATCTTGACTTTGACGCGATTGAATCAAGCAGCTCAGTAGCTCCTATCCTTAACGTGGAAAAAGGTTGGGCTCAAGAAGGTATCGTGGATGCGGTTACTATGGGCGATAAGACAGTAATCACTCAAATGGTATCGCGTGTTTCTAGCTTCTCTAACCGTGAAGTTAACCGTATTGGCTTGCAAATCGCTGTAGCTGGTACCACTGGCGCGAATACTGCGCAATACCCGACAGTTATCGACCTTAGCGCAACGGGCGTTGGTATCGGGCATGCACACGTTCTGCAAGGTATGGGCTTGTTTGGTGAACGTCAAAGTGAAACTAGCACTATTTGGATGCACTCAGACGTTCAAACCAAAATGAACCAACTTGATATGGTTTCAAACGATGCGGCTTACGTTGGTCAATACGCGCCTTACGGTACTGTTAACCAACTAGCAATGATGGTTGATAACCACTTGCGTCCTACAGTGATTCAAGATGACAACGGTGATGATGTGAATATCTACCCGATTGTTATTGGTGCGGGTGCGTTCAGTGCGTACGGTGACGGCTCAGTAGCTCGAAAGGTTGCTCACACGTTCTACGATGACAAAGCCGATGAAGATCGCCTGTCGACTCGTCAGCGAATGTCTATTCACACTTGGGGCTGTAACTTTGTTCCTGTTGCTCAAGACCGTCCAGCTACGCTTGCAGAAGTAATGAATGCTTCTAACTGGGAGTCAGCGTTCGAAGGTGTTGATATGGGCGGCTTCCCGTTCCGTACGATTGTTATTTACGCATCACTTGAAGATTTCACGCCAGTTGATCCTACTTAATAAGAACTAAACCTTTATCTAATTGAAGCCTCCGTTATGGGGGCTTTTTTTTTGGAGTTTTTTTATATGTATAACGCAGAAAAGTTTGAAGACAAAAAAGAGCTAACGACTTACGCAGCCGATAAATACGGCTTGAAGTTAGACGGACGCTCATCAATGGAGGACTTGTTAGAGCTACTTAACGAGGCCGCGAATTCTAATCAAGGTGATACAGGGCAAGAAACCCCAGATTTACCAGAAACACCACCAACACCAGAACCAGAAGTTAAGCCAAAACCAAGAAAAGTCGTTTATCGAAATGATGTGGTTGGTAATGCTCTACGTCATCTAAGGAGTCGCCGTTAATGTATTGCACATTGGAACAAGCGGAAGCTTATTTTAACGATTTTTACGGGATCGATAGTGAATGGGAATATGTTGATCCAGATGTGAAATTAAACTTACTTAACCGCGCAACCTTAGCAATTGATAGTCGTTTTGGTCAGTCCTTCCGTGGCGAAATTTACGACCAAGAACAAGCTAACTTATTTGGCAGAACGGAATTTGTAGATGGTAACGGGCGAACCATTCCAGAAAACACAATTCCAACAATGCTTGTTAAAGCAACGGCAGAACTCGCACTCATGGCGTCTCAGGACGATGATATTTTTGGAGCAGATAATCGCACAGGTATTCAGTCTGAAAGCGTCTCCGTGGGCTCTGTGTCGACTTCTACGGCATACACAAACAATGGCTCGTTTACCGATGAAACCGGAATGATCTCAGTAATGCTTGATCCTTTATTGCTCAGTAGTTCCCGTTCGTCCTTTTCGTTTGGTAATAGCTCTAGGGGGTAATGTGGCCCAATTCGATTACAAGAAAATAACCAAGAAAACCAAGAAACTGATACGCGCTGCAGGAGCTCAATTTACCGTTGAACGTAATGGCCGTAAAAGGCGTGGCTATATGGTTATGGACGGTGTTGAGAAGGGCTGGCGTGATGATCATCTAACGGAAACAGAAACGGCTACTTGTATCTGTGACATCGAGGTACTTCAAGGTGATGTGCTTATGTTCACCAAGTTAAGAGTCGAATACCGCGTTGTTGATTCGTCACCGGAGCAACCTAACGGTGAGCCCATTTATTGGAATGTATCTATATCGAGGTAATTCATGGTTACTCAGGAAATCGATTTAAACAAGTTAGCGGAGGCGTTGGGGAAATCGCTCACAAATAACATTGGTTTCCTAGCCGAAGAGTTAGCCGATGTGATCATTGTAAAAGCACCAGTAGAAACGGGGCGTATGGTTCGCTCAATCAACGTGAATGACGGCAATAACCCCGTTCTTACTGATACCTACCGTAGCCAGAAAGTTGAGAAAAATGTTCAAGGCGTTAAGGCCTCTCAAAAGCTGAAAATTCGTCAATCTGTAAATAGGCGAATAAAGCGAAGAGGGGTAAACCGAAAAGCTAACATTTGGTGGATCACTTCTGCGGCTCCTTACTCAACTCATGTTCATAGTGGTCAAGCCTACCGAAATCGTATTGCGGGAATGCCTAGACGCCAGCAACGAGCAGCGTTCGCCAACATGCGCGACAAGATGGAACAGCGAGGACAAACGCAGTACGAGCGTAAAACCGGACAAGGCCATAACTTTTTCAGTATCAAATCTAATGAACTTGCCAAGGCCGCGAGAAAGGCCGCAAGGCGTAATCGACTGAACAAGGTGAATATATGATTTTAGATATACACACTGGTTTTCAATCCCTCATAGCAGATGCACAGCTAGGCATCGATGTTAAGTATGAAAACTTGTCTTATCAGCCTAAGTTGAAAACCGCTTTTGGGATCTTCCAATTAGGTGCAGTGCCTACCGAACGGCAAGGGCAGGGTTCTTGTGTTTCATTGAACTATTCGGGTGAAGCAACGTTAACGATCAAAACCGATATTAATACGGGAGTTAATGAGGCGTATGGAATCGCTGACAAGCTAATAACCTTCATCATGGAAAACGGTCTGTATTCAGGTTTGAAAATGATCGACACACCCTATGTCGGTGAAACTGAGCCAGAGTTTGATTGGTTGGCTTTACCAATTTTTATCCCTTATCAAAAGGATTCGTAATGAGTAGCAAAGAAGTGAAAAAAGTAAATGGGGCTAAGATTGCGAGTGGTTCAAATCTCGTTCTCAAACGCTCCAAAGAGCCGAGCTTTGGCAGTCCCGGCACTGATAACCTACAGCAACGATTCACAACATACACACCTACATTCACTAAAAACGAAGTGACTGATCCAACGGTTAACGGAAATCGCCAAGATACAGAAACTCGCTTTACTACTCGCGCTTTATCTTTCTCACTTGAAGCTGTTTTATCTCATGAAGATCAAGACGATTTGATTGAGTCGGCTATGTGGTCCACTTGGAGCGATACAGACGAAGACGGTGAGCGCGTCATAGGCATTGGTTCACCCGCGCAAATGTCATCTTATACATTTGAAGCGCATCAAACTGACATCGACACTCAGAGACGATTTACAGGTCTAACAGTAAACAGTATGACAATCACATCACCACTAGATGGTAATACGACTGTCAGTTACGAAATGCTAGGCCAAGAAGAAGTCAAAGCGAGTACGCCGTGGGGCGATCCTGATCCATACGCTAACACTCAGTCATATACGCATATAGACGGTGAAATAGACTTTGCTGGCATCACGGATTGTATCGTTCAGTCGTTTGATATGACGATCACCAACAATGCAGCAGCCGATTTTTGTTGGGGTGAGCGTGGTGCACACTCAGTCACAGAAGCAAACGTGGAAGTAACCGGAAACCTCACTCTTTTCTATATCAATTCAGTTATCAACGATATGTACCTCGATGATACCGAGGGCTCATTAAACGTGATCCTAAGAAATGAAGACGGGAATGAGTTTGAGCTTGATTTTCCCCGCATTCAAGCAACAGGCGCGGATAACCCATTCGCAGCAGGACAGCGCGTTGTTACTTTGCCGTTCAGAGCTCTAGCAGCTAAAGACGGTAGCTTTGATGCTCTAACCATTAAGGCGCGTGGTTATACCGATGTGCCAGAACCACCAGCCGAGTAAATGCAATCAAATGGTTCTTCCTCGAGCTTTGCCAGGGAGAACTTTTGCTATCAATTGTGAAAGCTGCAGCAACCGGCAACAAATCAAATTGCAATCAAAAGGTATTTTATGGCTATCGAAGTTTCAGCTAAACCCGTCATTGAAAAGTTAGAAGATCTACAAGTCTCGTTTCTATTCGAAGAAAAAGAGCACACGGTATTTATTACCCCTTATGGCTCATCACGTTACTTTGCCGCAACCAAACTCCTATCAAAGTCAGATAATCAGGTAGAGAAAACAGAGGGCTTTACTGAATACGTAGCAATGCTAGTTACTGGTTGGGATTCTCCTGAGTTTTTTGGCGGTGAGTACAGTCACGAACTAGCGCTAACCATTTGTCGAAATCCGAAGAACATATGGTTCACTTTGGCTGTAAATCAAAAGGTCGCAGAAGTAATAAAAAAGTAAGTGAGGCAGAGCGTCAGATATTGGCTCATGTTGTTAACTCTTCAAAACTCGATGCGCTGTGCGGTGATGATTCGACACTAAGAGATCATCAACTTTCAGTGCTAAAGGATATTCAAAACGGTAGATTCTCTAACCCATCTAAAGTATTGGGCTCAATCAAAGAGCTCACGCAAGAGCAGCAATTCGAATCCCCACGAATTCTAGATGATGTTTTGTTTATTTCTAATCGATTGATCAACATATCAGCGGTCGAAATTGAAACGCTTTGCCGCCTTTATGGTGTGAGCCTTGTACCTTGGGAAATAGATCTATTGTTCAAGATTAGATCCGCAAAAATAGGAGCTAGAGCAAATGTCTAACATCGTTACAGCGGTAAAAATTGCGGTGGATTCTGGCGCATTGGACGCAGCACAAAGCAAAGCGGGTGAGCTTGCAGAAACGGCAGGGGTAAAACTCCCCGCAGGATTGGCGAAAGCTGGCGTTGCTGCGGGTGCTATTGCAGGGGGTATGGCTGCGGCTTACGCTGCTGCTGACAATCTAGCTAATGCAGTGGAAACACAGGCTCAACGTGGGTATGACTTCCAAAACTCGTTAGATTCTGGCGTCCGTCCTGCAATGGTTTTTATTGCAGAACAGTTTGAAGCGATGAATGCTGAAGCCGAGCAAATGAACGATATGATCGCGCTTGCCGATGCTAACTGGACAATGGGTTTTAGGAATGCTCAAAACTCAATTAAGGAAATGTGGACAGGCTTTAGAACGGGTGGCCAAACTGCAGAAGAGTTAACAGATCGTCTTATCGAAAAGATTGCTAGGGCAACTGGCGCAACTGCAGAAGAGGTTCGCGCTGAAATGCAGGAACTAGCAGACGCAGCCGAGACTCTTTCACTGAGAGCCGATGAAAGGCGCATGATTGGTTTACGCCGCTTTGCTATGGAAGGTAGCGAATACCGAAAGCAATTGTTTGAGCAAGAAATCAAAGAACGTGAAGCCGCAATAACACTCGCAGATAGCGAAGAACAAGCCGCAGCGTTACGCAGTCAGCTAGAAAGGTTTCAAGCCGAGCAATCCGCCTTTAATGAACATTTGAACGAACAGGAACGCTTAGCGGAAGAAGCGCGCCAAACCTCTATTGAGAACGAGATCAAAAATGCAGAAGTTGCAAATATGGTCGGCGTTGAGCAGTTACGCGCAAGACACCAAATGGAAGTTGAGGCGCTACTTGCCAGAAAAGAAGCGGGTGAATTAAATGCACTTCAAACAGAACAGCTCAGAATACAAGTTGCTAAAAAATACCAAGCGGAAGCGTTGGCTATCCAAGACAAGGCAAATGCAGACGCGATCAAAATTGCAGAAAAAGCCGCTACAGAAATGAGTAACGCCACCAGCTCTGCTTTATCGGTTATCGATGATGATCTAGCGAGCTTGTATGATTCCATTGATTCACTTATCCGAGTGCTTCAATTACTTGATGGTTTCTCATCGCTTGGCAGCGGTGGCGGTTTCTGGGGTATTGGTGGTGCGGCTAGTGCTGGTGGTATGTCTTCCTTTGGTGGTGTTTCTGTTGGCACTGTATCGGTAACGGTTCAAGGAAACACTGATACGGTAGGAATGAAGAACGCAGCTCAAGAGGGCGTTTACGGTGCGCTTAATGGCATTGTGAAAGATACGATGGCTAAAGAGTCGAACTATGGAGGTATTTTAAATCCGTCTTCCGGTGTCCATAGAATGTAAATGCAATCAAATGGCCTTGCCTCGAGCTTTGCCAGGACTTGATTCTGCAATCATTTGTGTTCTGGCCACAAACCGGTACCACTTCAAAATGCAATCAATAGGTGTTTTATGTCTTTACCTCATGACGATCTACTTAGCCAAGATTCGGCGTTTCAAGCTAACCAAAGCATGTTGATGATCCAGTATGGTGATGGTTACGGCCAACGTGCAGAAGATGGTTTGAACAATATACGTCAAGTCGGCTCATTAATTTGGATACCACTATCTTTAGCTGAACGTGACGATATACAAAGTTTCTGGTTGTTACATGGTGCCGTTACAACATGGCCGTGGACTGCGCCAAATGACATTGAGCGTTTATGGCGATTTACTGGCGGCATTTCTGAAAATAACGTTGGTGATAAATATCTGCTGAGAGTCGAAGTAACAGAAGAATTTGAGTAGGTGATTTATGAATACCAATGATCGCTATGTCGGAAAAATAGTCGCGCTCTTTGAATTGGATTTTAGGCGAATAAATGGTGGCGTTATCTACATCACCAACAATAGCTTTCCTGACAGAGATATTGTGTGGAACGGTGTCGCGTACACTTCAAATCCTATCTTACTAGAAGAACTCAGCAACTCCATTCAAGGGACTAGCCCAACGCCAACATGTAAAATTGGTAATTTAACGGGGATCTTAAATGAGCAGTTTCGTTTAACTCGCGATCTTGTTGGTGGGAAGATCTCGCGCACATTGGTTTTTTCTGAAAATCTAGATGATGGTGATAACCCAAGTCTTACGCCAATACAGCCACCAGAGAGTTTTTATATCAATAACTCGTTGAGAGACAAAACAGAGGTTTCTTTTAGGACTTCGACTCAGCTTGGCGCGTACCATACGCAGATTCCAGCCATGAGAGCCACAGTTGATAAGTACCCGGGTCTTAAAAGGGTTTACTGATGTTTGAGCAAGAAGCCATGAGAGAGCATCCCAACGAATGCTGCGCCATTGTTTATAACGACAAACTACACATCACCAAGAATGCCGCCACTGATAAAAGGGCGGCATTTTTGATCCCGCGTTTAAAAATGCTCGAAGCCTATAAAAGCAAAACAGGGCTGCAACGGGTAATCCACTCCCACACCATGACTAACGAACAACCAAGCGAACAAGATTTACAGGGCATGAGATCAACGAATTGCCCTTGGTCGATTTATTCCACCATGACCAAAGCTTGGTATCACTCAGATGAGGACGAAAATGAAGGTATTTTTCCACGGTAAATTCTCAGAATTATTTGAAGATATTGAGCTGCATGTTCAAGAGCCACAAGTTGTACTCAGTGGCCTTAACAGTCGGTACCCAACATTTAAGCGCTTAATGCTGGCTCATAAAGGTCAATTCGTTATTGACGATGAAGGAATGCAGATTTTCCCCGAAGGTGAGGGCGCTCAGTGGTTAGTTTTAGCCATGCAAATATTTAGCGCGGTATCTGCTGTTGTTGGTGTTGCTGTAGCCATTAATCAAAAAATGATTGAAAAGAGCAACAAGCGAAAACAAGGGCGAGAGTCAGAATCTTACTTGTTTGACGGGATCATAAATACGGACACACAAGGCGGCTCAGTGCCGTTAACGTTTGGCCATGCTTATGTTGGTAGTACTGTAATTAACAATGAATTGGATGCTTACTAATGGCTACTTTCAATCGAAATCTATATCGCATTCAAGAGTTAGTTAGTGCGGGTGAAATTGGTGGTTTGTTAACTGACGAGGTACCACTACATTCTGTCACGTTTGATGGAACGCCAGTTGCTAAACAAGACGGGCAATTAAACTTTCGGGGAGCTGAGGTTGTAGAGCGTGTTGGTACAGAAGACCAAATTCCAGTCGTTGGTTTTGAAAGTATCTCGTTAACTGAATCGGTTGGTGTTGAATTGGAAGATACTCAAGAATGGGTATCACGCCAAGTTGCTGATGGTTTTTCTCGTGTTCGCGTTTTCTTGCGTTACCCAAACGGGCTGTATCAATACAGTTCGAAGGGTAAATACCAATCTTGGGATATGAATTATGACATTGAAGTGAGTCTTGATGATTCTGATTGGTTGAGTATGGTTCAAGTGCGAAGTAGTAACCGGACTCAGAAATCATTCGATCGTGTTCATGTTATCGAAAATCCAAATCCAGATCGTGAGTCTTCATTTTATATTCGTTGTCGTCGTGCGCGTGGTGCTGGTAACGAACGGGAAACAGGGACGCTATTCTGGCACGCTAATGTTCAGCTTGAAGCAAGTGAGCAAAGTTACCCCGATACGGCTTATTACTCTATTGAGTTTGACGCACAACAATTAGGGAACGTGTTACCCGCGCGTGGTTATCACATCAAAGGCATTCGATGCCTAGTGCCGGTTACATACGAGCCTACGTTATACGATGGAACAACAGGTGAAATAGTCCAACATGCTTTTTACTCAAGTACGGTTTGGGACGGTACATTCAAACTAGAGCATTGCACCGATGCCGCTTGGATTTCCTATAACATGCTTGTTAATGAAAAGTGGGGCGCGGGTAAAAGTATCGACTCCAATTTTATTGATATTTTCTCGTTTTGGGAGGCGTCAAAATACAACGTTGAAATGATCGATAACGGAATCGATGATCCACACCCTCGCTTTGTCTTTAATGGTCGAATTGCTGATATTCGAGATATGAGGGCTCATTGTGATGAGGTTCTGGCAACTTGTCAGGCGTCAACGTATGAGGAAGATGGTCTAATCAAGTGTTATCAAGATCATCCAACAGTGCCGAGTAAAATCTTTATTCCCGCAAATACAGTCGGCGGTATGGTTGAGAGGCAATCAAACGCTTTAGAAAATCGCCTAACGGTTTGTGAAGTTACTTTTAATGATCGTACCGATAGATTTGAACCCACTACAGAAGTGGTGGAGGTCGATGAATCACTGATTGATGCTTATGGGTACCGCATTGCTAACATTGCTCAGAATGGCGTAACTGAAAGACCTCAAGCAATTCGCGCGGCAAGATGGCAAATTGAAAACAGTCATATCGAAGGAAGCTCTGCGACTTTAGCGGTCGGTTGGGAAAATTGGGATACTTCAATTGGTGATGTGGTTTATATCTTGGATGATATTTTAAACCCTGATGCCATATCAGGCCGAATCCTTGGCGTTAATGCTTTAGAAATAACGCTTGATAGAGTTGTCGATCGTGACGTTATCGATGAGCGAATGATCGTGCAAACCCTAACGGGTCTTGTTGAGGTAATAGCAAACGCATCACAAGGTAGTCAAATCGTAACTGTGGATAGCGTAGTTGCGGCAGAACGTCTAGATGCATTCGTTATATCAGATGATTTGAACCAGTACCGTGTCATTGGTTACAGCGTGTCTCAGGGAGAAAAGAGGCTTGTTTGTGGCTTTCATGATCCTACTAAATACGCACGAATAGAAGAGGGCGAAGATTACACGCCAGAATATCCACCCTTGGATCCGGAGGATATTTTACCACCAACTCAGTTTACGGCTTTCGGTAACATTGCTGATGGTGTGCCGTCTGTCTATATCGATTGGGAAGCGCCAGTAAACCCAGAGGACCCAACTTTACCGGATACGCGAGTAGCGAATTATATTCTTGAGTGGGACGGCTCTGTTGGCCGTGATGAAGTAACCGTTCAAGACACTAGCTTTCAAATCGATCCTGCTGATTTGGGAACTTATGACTTTACGCTAACCGCCTATACAACAAACGGAACTCCGAGCCCTACAGTTAGTTATCAGCTGACGTTTATTCCTGATGGTAGTTCAGAGCTTTTACCCCCGAATAGCATCAATGCTAATTTTGACGGAAAAGACCTCTCAATTGCTTGGCTAGATAACCCCGTAAACTCGGATAATAGTCGTTACGTACCCGTTGCTTATATCGTTGATTTTTCGGATGAGGCAGCGAGTGTTAGTTCGTCTGTAAGAATCCCGTTTATCGCTCCTCTAACTATCCACCGCCACACGTACAATTTTGACGATAACGTTTCAGATCATGACACTCCATCACGAACCATTTATGTGACTATTCGTGTTGAAGACAACATGGAGCTTTTGAGTTCTCCTGTATCTGACAACTTTACCAACCTTGCACCAATGGCCCCGCGTCAATCGTTGATCGCTGGCTTAACTAATTTCACCGTTTCTTTGCTTCCTGATGCGTCTCTACCAGATTGGGAAAGCGATGTCGTGGGCTTTTTAGTTGAGGTCGATGGTGACGCTATCGATGTCGGTATGCAGTCATTAGTAACCTTTAATGCGGTACCGGATACCACGTATAACGTTAGGTCAGCCGCTTATGATGTTTTCGGGAAAACTGACTTGTCTTGGTCTCCGATGGATCAAGTATCGACAATTGAATTCCCAGACGTTCCAGAGCTTCCAAGCTTTAGCCGTGTTGAGTATCGCTTTACAGGACTTGAATGGACTATTGGGCCAAGTGACGGAACAATTGGATGGACTGAGCATTCAGTAACTCAATTTACATGGAATGATTCCTTAGGCGATTACGATCAAGAAACGAAGTTGATCGATGAAGGTTCATTAACGTATGTCGATGGTCTTAACTACATTGGTTTAGATTTCGAAAACGGAACGTATGTGAGGACCACCTTTGATGATTGGTACGATGATTCCGATTATCTAATGGGTGAAATTCGCGAGGAAGACGGTTTGTTTTCTTGGTTCGATGAAGGGATTAACACACTGGCCGTAAATGCCATTAGCGCAAAGCACATACAAGCTGACGCGATATTGGGTAACAACATTAAAGCGAATGAAAAGATCGTGATTGGTGATAGTAAAACCGCGCCAAATACGATTGTGCTTGATGGTACCGCTACCGATGATGCCGATCCTATGATTTGGCTTGGTCAGCAAAGTGGTGATGATGGTTCAACCGCTAATTTTGCTGTGACTAAATCGGGAACTGTGTACTCAAGAGAAAACCTTGTGGTGCTAGGTAGCGCGACTATCGGAGGTGTTACGGTTTTGAATGATTCAACTATTGTCGGCAATGCACCGGAGCACACTTTGCAATCTGGTACTTGGGCTAGTGGTAATGGTGTCGGTTGGCAGCTTACTGGTGATGGTCAATTTAATCTAAGAAATGAAGGTGGTGATGTTGGCTTGCAAATGACGAGTGAACGCATCGATGTTTACGATGACAGTGGAGCGTTAAAAGTAAGGATAGGGAGGTTGGCATAATGTCTAGTTTTGGTTTCGAGTTTGAAACAATCGATTCCCGAAAGTTTAGGTTGGATGATATTCAGCCTTTTCTTTTTGTGGGTAGTTACGTTCTCAATAATTGGGGAGCAACAACCATTCAGTTCCCCCAATATGCTGGCATTGCTAACTTAACTGCGACGTTAGATTACCATTCAGATGCTTTGACTTGGACATCGAGTTACGTCCTCTCTACGGGCGCACTAACCATAACAAGGGCAAACCCTTGGAATTATGAAAGTGGCACATTTCGTTTTTCAGTCTATGCGAGGTTTGATGTATGAGTTGGGGAATTGCAACTGCAGGCGGTCTTGAGAGGTTCGTCAGCGCAGATACTCCAAACGAGGTTGTCTGGGCTATTGGTCAAATGGACTTTAACGCAGCTCCCGTTTGGGATAATACGTGGGACGGTGATTGTAATATCGGGATTACAGATACAGGGCAATATCATGTGCCTGTAGTGGTCACACTTCAAAAGCACTTTAGCTTTGATATGACCGAAGCTATACCCGGTCATCCATACGGCAATTGGTTCAAAGATTGCCAATTTGTCGCGGGTGCATCGGGAGGTCATTCCGTAGGTCATTATGGAGGTAGGAGCAATCAAAGTTTTGCGCCTTGTGGATACCCAGAGGCAGTTTGGACGGAGACTGCGACACAAATCATAGTCAGATATGTGGGCGTATATTCAGGTGCGGAAACATCATGGCGAGTAGCGGGAAACATGCAAGGGACGGTCTATTGCATGTTAGTAGGCCAATTACCTGATACCTCAATTCAACAGATACCAACACATGGGATCAACCTCTACGGCGCAAACGAAAACATCATTAACTTTAACTCCAATTACATGCCGTCAAACCCTAAGCACTTTCCTGTTAGGCCTAATTTTAATCTAGACAACTTTAGAACTAACCCAGGTTATACCGGAGATATGGACGGGGGTATCAAGATGACAGTCGTGAGCCCAATAGCAATGTGTTCTGCTGCTAGTCAAAACAGGTATGCAGAGGTGTATCCATGTTTCAGTGCTGACGGTAGGCGGCTAGGAACTAGAACTCAAGGGTGGGCTGCTGCAGTTGGTCAGCCAGCGGGTCGAAATCCTTTTGCGATTATGGCAGACGCTTCGAGCACGTTGAGAGTTTGGAACGCTTCTGATTATTTCGATATTTAAGAGGTCCAGATATGAATAGCAGTTTTCTTGATTACCTTTCATTAGGTGAGTTGTCAGAATTAATGCGGCAACTAAGAGCAGAACAGATTGAATTTGGTGGTGGCTCAAATCTTGGTCTTAGACAGGCAATTAATGCTGGCGTTAAGAGTGGTGCAATCAGCACAGGTAGTTTGATCACCATTGCTGAGTCAGTGGACGGCATTGATGATTTATTTTCTAGTGACGCGGTAACACCTTTAAACGTTCGTAAAGGCTTGCGTACTTGGACTGATGCATTTGGTAACGTTCAGTATGATCAAGGTGGTTTTAACTCATCACCAGATTTAAGCCGAGCAGATCAGCCACAATTCAACGATGTCACATTAGCTAAACGCCGCCTAGTTGAGCAGGGAGGCGTTTTAACTGACGCGCAAGGAAATGCGAAGGTTGATATACAAATCTTCGATGAGCTTCGACAGATGGATTCTGAGCGCATTAGTGAAACCGAAGCTTTGTTTGCAGAACTTGAGCCAACCGATAATGCGATGAACCCTAGCGGTTCAATTGCTGTGGATAGTGAGTGGATTAATACTATTGAGAGAAATGGTGACGGTACAACGTCAGTGCAAACGTACAGCCAGAATGGGGTAAGGACTTACACTTACCCTGATGCTTCTAGCAATATCTTTGATTCAATGAATAGAGCTCATCGCTCTGGAACTTCGGTGGGAAAGGCATGGCATGATGAAGTAAATCATTCTGGTTTAAGTGAGTTATTTACGATTCGGTAAATAACTCACAATCAACCTAATTATTAATTTCGGTTATCACTTTTCGTATGAACATAGAAGAGCAAATCTAGAATTTTCCGTGGAAGGCGTTGAGTAAAATTGATCTGAACTATCCATTCCTCTTTTTCCAATATGTAAATTACTTTTATCAAACGCAAAAATTGCATTGATATAACTGGTAGCAAACCAACCATATTGGTTGCCTGAATCCAAGTTTAAAACTGAAGTCATAATTGAATTGGAGGAATGTTCAGCCGGAATCTCCCATCCATCGTTTGAATACCAATTATTGACGTCATTACAAACCCACATCATATGCTCTAAACCAGTAAAGCTAAATACAGAGTAAGAAGAGGATTGATAAGTACGGCCTATTGGAGTGTAAGATAAATGGTAACCTAATCTTTGCATTAGACTACGTGAACGTACGTTATATAATGAAATGTACTTTCTATCGTCATCGCTTATTATGTCAACACAGTCTTGGTCATAATCAGCATTATCATTGACATGAGTGTTTTCGCTACCACCACAGTGAGGGACTTTATTAATAGGAATCTCCAGTGAATCACTAAAACCTAGTGTAGTAGCCGTGATTGTAACGATGCCTTTATCGAAGTTAGCCTTAACTAATCCGCTGTCAACAGTGGCTAAGCTTTCTGAGGATGTTGTCCAACTAACATTCTCTAAACTCAAGGTATTTGTACCGTCGGCACGAAAACGTCTTAATGATAAGGATAGTGTTTCAGTTGGAAATAAATCAGAAATCCCTAGTTTTTCTGTACGTTCGATTTTAACGCTAGTGATTGGCGCTGACACAACGTTTATAGATAAAGGTGATGGTTCAACCTCTCCATCTATTTTGAATGATATAGTATCATTTACGCCAAGTGGAGCATCTTTAGAAACAGTGATAAGTCCTTTATATACGGTAATTAAAGGACTTGTTGAGGTCCAATCACCGATGCTCGAAATGTTCACATATTCAGATGAGCCTTCATACTGCCCCCAAACAGAAACATATTCAGATTCAGTTCTTTTAACAGAAGCCGAAACAATTGCCGCACCTCCGTTACTAGTTCTGAACTCGACTTTCTCAAGTGGACTATCGACAATTTTTATAGGGTTTGAGTATTCACTAATATCAGCTACTGTAGCTAAAACCTGAACGCTGTCAGTAGTTTTGGTCGCACGAAACACGCCACTACTGCCGATTTGTTCTAATGATGGATCGATGGAATCCCATATTATTTCACTTGCATTTTCATTAATCATTCCATTGTCGTAAGTAACATTGCCTTCGAAGGCAATCAGGGAGCCAACATGCAACTTTTCTGGTGTCACTGTGTTTATTTCAACTTTAACGGCTGCTGCTTGAACAACGTCAATTTCAACTGGCTCGCTTGTTACATCATCTTTAGTTGCCGTAAGCGTTACAGTACCAGGTGAAAGAGCTAATAAATGCCCATTTTTATTGACTGATAACACCGAAAGGTCTGAGCTTTCCCATTCAACCTGATTTGTTAGTTGTTCTACAGTGCCATTACTGTATTCCCCATTGACTAATAAGATTGTAGATGTGCCTTCTACTATCTGATTTGAGGAATCTTCATCATTATCTTTAGGGCTTTTTGCAAGTATGGACAACTTGTCAAGCGCAATAACTTCTAGTGACTTGGGATCACTAATTATACCAGAGTACGACGAAGTGATTTCACTCACACCTTTCTTCAGCCCTAAAGCTATGTTTTTGGAAACAAAAGCAACATCAGGATCGCTTGAGCCCCAATTTACATAATTAGTTATATTATGTGCAGAACCGTCGCTAAAATATCCAACAGCTTGAGTGTTTGCATACTTTCCTTTGACGATCTCAACACTACCCAAAGAAGTTTCAATGTTTTGAATCACTGCATCCTTGATTATAAATTTAACAGAGTTGCTATCTATATCATTTAAGTGAGCTACAACATCATAGCTACCAACAGTTGAACCAGTTAGCAAACCGTTATCAGCAGAATGAATAGAATCGTCAATTAACCAACTTATTGACTCAGTGACATCTTTACTCGTGCCATCATCGTAAAAACCGACAGCAACAAATTGTTGAGGTATACCTACAGGCATCTCAGGTGATTCATTTATAACGCCATCTGTGTAAGCCTTTAACTCTAAATCGTATAGTGATGTCATATTGTCAGAATCAGAAGAGTTACAACCACCAAGCATCAACATAATAACCGTATAACTTAATATACGCATACTAGGTTTTTTCATTTTTATTCCTACTAATCATTAATAATTTATTCCGCAAAGAATTTGCAGAAACAAAATATATGATAAAACTAGCTTTTAAAGCAGTAAAAAGATCTAAAAAATGTATGGTATATAATAAATTAATAGTCGACATGAATGTTAACCATGTGTTTGATCAGTTCGATCGATCATTATGATTACATTACTCCAGTGAATGCATTAAGGTGTTGCTTCTATTTGTGACTATTTGATTGATATAATCGAAAAAAAACCGGATATCTATTTAATTGATATTTATCTGAGTATGTACATAATGGTGAATTTGGTCTGATTATAGGTTATTCACCATAACGTTTTAATCTCTATCACTGAGACTTAAATATGGTCAAATAGATTTCTTTTCATAAGACTAAGGAGTGAATTTTGTTTATTTAATGTTTCTTGTTTTGCTTGTAGGTATTTTTCTATTCTAACAATTTTGATTAACTGGGATTCTGGGATGCATTGACAGCGAGAAATAACCCTTCGAACGTCTGAGATTCTAATGCAAGGTTGGCATGAACCTAAGGCGTAATGGTTAAATGCGCCAGATTCATAAGCGACCTTGACCTTATGAAAATCAGACTCAGGATTGTCACTTATAACCATGAAAGAGTTGTTAGCGGTGTAAGGCGCCCACATTGGTTTTCCAACTTGGCCAACACGGGCGATATAGAATTGAGCTTTTACAGATTTGTTGTATGTCTTGATGATCACGCGGCCTCTCTTGGTGGATTAACGGCAATCCACTTCCGTTGCTACGTGCCTCGACTATAAAACATAGGCTAAACCAGTCAATTGGGTTTTTCTTTTTATTCAGTGCCTTATGACGGTTTTAATGTTTAATGTATGTGTACCCACACCAATGGAGATAAGTGTCAGCTTATCGAGCTGCTTCTTCACTTATCATAGGCAAGAATTAGTATTACTTTCTATGATTAAACCTCCATAAGATTGCCTAGATGTTCTCCAAAACATTTTGATTCGAAGTCATTTGAGCACTCGTATTCGATCCAAGATTTTGACAGCGTATCACCTTCTGTCAAATACGAGCCAAGAGCTAAAAATTTTGGTTTATTCATTCTATGTAAAACTGCATTAGGCATTGTTATTTGAAGCGTAGCTTCCCTAATGAACGAAAAGGAATTCTCCTTATATTCTATGGATTTGATCTCACGAGGGAGAGTTATTTCACAAAAATGCTCATCACTATATGCTACTAAAGAGCTCTCAGATAAAAACTGATTGATTAAGTCAATTGCTGATGCTTCAGTAGGAGAGCAAGTTTGCAGATATATTGATGTTCGATTTGCGTTTGGGTAGATTGAAATTGTGGCCAT